GTACGTCCGCTATCGGCGTCGCAATATAGAGGCGGGCTTGTGTCCACGCTGCGGCCGCAAGCCGGAGAGGTTCAAGCTATGTAATCGTTGCAGGGACAAGAGCAATCACTGTCGCCGTCTAGCTGCGAAAGCGGAACCATTCCGCCCACCGTTCCTTACGGAACACGACAAGATGGCCATCGCCGGCATGAGATAACGCCTGTGAAATACCGAGTCATCAAGGACTGCAAGACGCGAGAGGAGGCGATCGCCAAGAGCGGCCTGCATATCGGGCAGCCGGCGAGGATCGTCGGCCTGATAGCATCGGGCAACATCGACGGTCAGTGGACGGTTATGCCGGAGTTTGAGGTGATGGACGAGATCAACGCTTTACCGCAAGTTGAAACGAAAGATAAGACATGAGCGAGTGGAAGCACTATCGGAAGCGCGGCACGACCGAGATGCGTCCGTACGTGCCGGGCGAGGACTTGAGTGGCGTGTCGGTCAATGATGAGGACAGAGCAGAGGTAAGGGCGGAACGTACCGGCGGTATGATCGCCCGCAACTCAGACAACCATGCGGACCAGTGGTATGTGGCCAAGGCGTACTTCCAAAAGATGTACGAGGCGGCGAAATGACCCGCACGATCATCGCCGGCAACGGCCACAAGCTAGGCTATGTCCACATCCCCTGCACAGGCGGGCGGAGCGTTATGCACGCCCTGGGGCTCCTGCCGAGCCACACGACGGCCGCGGAGCTGCGGAGGCGGCACCCGGACCTGACCGGCACGTTCGCCATGATCCGCTCGCCTCTCACGTTGCTCGTCTCGTGGTACAATCGAATTCACGGGCACGACGAGGACGCGGCAAGGTTCCGCGAGTGGGCGTCGGAAGGGTTCCCGCACAAGCTGATCCCGCTGGAAGGCGGCGGGCTGAAGGCAGACCCGCTGGACCAGTTGGCGTGGATCGACGATGATACTACGGTGTTCCTATATCCTCGCCTTCAAGACGCCGCCAGCTGGGCGGCCGAGGAATGCAACGCGAGGGTCCGGCGAGTCGCCCAGCATGGCACCTGGGCGAAGACACGGGGCTGGCGGGATTACTACGACGACGCGACCGCCGACGCGGTGCGGTCACGGTGGTCGGCGACGTTTGAGCGGTTCGCGTTTCCGAAGACGGAGCTGCGATGATGGCTCGCTCTCACAAGAGGCCGTCGAAAGTCAAGTCCACCCACGACCCGGCAACGCCGGATGCCGATGTATCTCCGCCGCGGCTGGCTGGACGCAGGGCGGCGCGGCGACGTGATCGCACGACAGAACCGCCGATGGGCGACCCGGACCGCACGAGCTGGTGGCTCGGCTGGTATGATGAGCGGCTAAAGAGGTTCTACGCCTAATATGAGCTGAGGGAAGGGCGGCAAGGAGGTTGTCCGATGAAGATACTCGTGACCGGCGGGCTCGGCACGATAGGCCGGGGATTGGTGGCGGAACTGAGGTCGCGGGGCCACGATGTGGTGTCGTGCGATCTATGCCACCAGCCGGACCAGCTCGGTTTTCGGACGGGTTCGGACGTGCCGACCCCACGATACGTGCGGTGCGATGTGGGCTGCTACCGCGAATTGCAGCAGTTGTTCGACCACCGGCCCGTCGATCTCATGTATCACACTGCCGCCGAGTTCGGCAGGTGGAACGGCGAGGACTACTATGAACGGCTGTGGCAGACCGGAGCTATTGGGATGCGCAATATCCTGCGGCTCCAGGAATCGCGGCACTTCCGGCTGGTACACCTCTCCACGTCGGAAGTGTACGGCGACTGGGGAGGCGTGATGGCCGAGCAGGTCATGGACGAGCAGCCGATCCGACAGCTCAACGACTACGCTATCAGCAAGTGGGCGAACGAGCTACAGATCCGCAACTCGATAGCCCAATATGACACCAGGACGGTCGTCGTGCGGCTCTTCAACACCTACGGCCCCGGGGAGTATTACTCGCCCTACCGCTCGGCCATCTGCCGGTTCGTCTACTGCGCCCTGCGCGGCCTACCGTGGACCGTGCACCGAGGCCACGAGCGGACTTCGACGTACATAGACGATACGGTGAGGACGCTCGCGAACATCGCGGACAGGTTTCAGCCTGGCGAAGTGTATAATGTGGGCGGCGGTGAGCCTCATACGAACGAGCATGTGTCCGACTGCGTGGTCGCGGCCACGAACGCTGACCCGTCGCTCGTACAGTACAAGGACTCCGAGCCGCACACGACCAAGAAGAAGATCGTCGACACCGACAGGGCGAAGAGGGATCTCGACCACAGGATCACGGTTTCGTTAGAAGAGGGAATCAGGAGGACGGTGGAATGGATGAGGCGAACGTACGTGCCCGGCAAGGGCTGAAGCTGCACCTCGGCTGTGGCGAGATTCTTTTGAAAGGCTTCGTCAACCTAGACGTCCGGCCGCTCGCCGGAGTAGACCTTGTCAACGACGCCCGCGAGCTGTACGTGTACCGCGACGGCTGCGCCGACCTGGTCTACGCCAGCCACCTCCTAGAGCACTTCTGGCCGTCCGAGGCCCGGGCCGCGGTCAAGGAATGGCATCGGGTACTTAGGCCCGGCGGTGTGCTCCGTGTGGCTGTACCGGACTTTGAGGTCATCGCGTCCCGCTACGCGGCCACGGGCGACGTCTACGATCTACGGGGGCTCCTGTATGGCAGCCGCGAATACCCTGACTACCCGGAAGATGCCCATCACTCGTGCTGGGATTACGTGCTGCTAGTGAAGCTACTCAGGACGGTCGGCTTCGTAGATCTGCGGCGGTACGACTGGCGGCAGACGGAGCATGCGGCGACGTTGGACTGCTCGTCGGCGCACCTGCCACGGGGCGACTTCGAGCACGGGCAACTGATGAGCCTAAACGTGGAGGCGACAAAATGAAGGGGACGGTACACTTGCAAGTATACAGCGGGCTCGGGTGCCGCCTACGGTGCGTGCTGGCCGCCGTCACATACACGCAGCGGTCCGGCAAGTCGCTGCACGTCAACTGGCTGAGGAAAGACAAGTCTCAGACGCTCGGGACCTTTGACGTGTCCTTGAACGAGTTATGGCGCGGCCCATACGAGGTGACAAACAAAGAGGGCAACTGGGGCGCCAAGCTCTTGACGCCCAAGGACGAGCTAGCGGCGGCGCTGGATACGGATGGCGACGTGTGGATCAGGACGGACACCACGATGGCGTTCGGCTGCCCCGATCTGGCGGGCTGCCTCCAAACGCACCTGACCCCGACGTCGCTCCTGGCCAATCGCACCGCCGCCTTAATGAAGGGCCTGCCGCGCCCGATCATTGGGCTACACTTCCGGGACGCGGTCATGAGCCGGTCACGGGCTCCGGACCTGAACTGGTACGTTGACCAGCTTCGCGAGATGCCTGAATGGCCGGTGTATCTCTGTACCGATACGCCTGAGATGGCGAATGCCGTGCGCGAACGCTTAGGAGATCGGGTACTGATAGCCGAACGGGAAGACGACGAACCGGTCGGAACGTACAATCGGGCCGGCATCATCCAGGTCGCGGCGGAGCTGTACGTGCTCGCCGCGTGCGACTGGGTGTTCGGGTCGCGGGGGTCGACCTACTCGGAGCTGGTCGCCCTGATGCGCGGGGCGGAGAAGATCGGGCGGGCGCGCGACGCGAAGAGGATGAAGGCGAACCTGACGGGCGGGCGGTACGCCGACGAGGCGTGCGGTGTTGACACGAAGGCACTAGCCGAGGTGATAGGAGTATGAACATTCTGGCCATCGGCGCCCACTGGGACGACATCGAGTTGGGCTGCTGTCTGACGCTGGAACGGCTACGGAAGCAAGGGGCGAACCTGTACGGGGTCGTACTGACGGATTCCGAGACGCACATGGAGACGGCGGAACACGACAGGACGGCTGAGCAGGCTGCGGAGGAAGGCTTGGCGGCGTTCGCCACGATGGGCATCGAGTTCATCGGCACGCCGCCCGTCGACCAGGGAATGCTGGAATATGACACGCTGCTCATGCGGGGACTGGACCTGGCTGCCCACGAGCGGAAGATTGACACGGTGTTCACTCACTGGCACGGCGACGTGAACACGGACCACCGGGCTGCATGGGAACTGTCCCGGGTGGCGTTCCGGCACGTCCCGAATCTACTGTGTTATCGCAGCAACGGGTATAGCGACGGCGTGACGAGGTTCGAGCCCAACCTGTTTTGCGGTTTCAGCGAGCAGGAGTACGGCCGGAAACTGGAATTGCTAAGGCAGCACGCATCTGCATGGGGCTACCGCGAAGATCGATGGCAATGGGAAATCCTCAACCAGGAATGGTACTGGGGCCACCTATGCAGCCATGACTACGCCGAGGCGTTCCAGGTCTGCCGGTTGCTGAACCCGTGGGAGGCACCGTGAGACCGCCGGAGAGCATGCCTGAAGCCATGCGAGCCGCCTTCACTATGGACGGCCGGATACCCGTCGAGGCCGCGTACCGTGACGACACGCGGTCTGAGCCGCTGGTCCTGACGGAGGCGGCCGTCGACGCCGAGGCCGCCAAGGTACGGGCAGGCGGCTCGGTAGGGTATGCCTACACCACCCAAGAGCTGCGGCAAGCGTTCGGGCGGTGGCCGATCCAGGGAAAGCGAGTCGCCCTAGTCGGTTGCGTGCGGCCGGACTACCCCGGCATGTGTCTCGCGTACGGGGCCGCGAGCATGACCATCTTCGACCGGAACCGGATCGTGTCCAATCACCCCAAAATATGGAGTTTCGTCCCGGACCAGTGGGATGGCGAGTTATTTGACGCCGTGGTATCGCTGTCGATGGTCGACCACGACGGGCTAGGGCGGTATGGCGACCCGATCGACCCAGAGGCGGACGTGAAGGCGATGGCTTGGTTTAGAGATATCCTGAAGCCGAACGGGCTGCTCTACTTCGCCGTGGCCGTTAGGACCGACTGCGTGATATGGAATAAGGGCCGGGTATATGGTAAACTCCGGATGCCGCTACTGCTGGAGGGATGGGATGTGCTTTTTGCACCATCGGCATACCAACGGATGGACTTCCCGAACCGCACGGTGATTGCTCTCTTGGTGCTGAAGGAGGAGCGGTGACCTACAGTCAATTTGACGACGAACGAATAATCGCCCACATCCTGAACAATATCGGCGTCTGCCACCGCAGATGCTGTGAGGTGGGTGCGTCGGACGGATTGCATCACAGCAACACGGCCTGGCTGGTTCGCGAGTGCGGCTGGCACGGCACCTTTATCGAGTGCGACGAAGACAAGACCGGGCAGTGCCGGGATAACTATGAAGCGTATGACAACGCCGTAGCTATTCACGATCGGGCCACCGTCGAGAACATCAACGATCTAGTCCCGGACGAGCTAGACTTCCTCTCGATCGACGTTGACGGCAATGACTATTACCTCTGGGAGGCCCTGGCATCTCGCCCCCGGCTGATCTGCATCGAATACAATGAGCGGAAGACGGGGCTGGACGTTCAGCTTTATTGCCCCAAGCGACTGCGAAGTGAGATCGCTGGCGCATCGCCCGCGGCCTTGATACTGCTTGCCGAGGAGAAGGATTGCGTATTGGTTACGGGGGACTACAGGGGTAATCTGTTTTTTGTTCCGCGGAAACTACACGAGTCCCTCGCCCTTATTCCTCATGAGGCCATGTGTGATCTGGAGTCGTTTCAGCGAAACCATGGGAGAATGAGATATGAAGGTGCCTGACCTGCCCGAGGAGGCGCTAGCCTACGGCCGACTGTTCGACCGGACGAAGCTCTCGGACAAGATGACGTGGTGCGGCTGGACGGTGCAGAAGACGCCCGCAGATATGTGGGTCTACCAGGAGATCATCGCGGCCACGAAGCCGGACCTGCTGGTCGAGATCGGCAGCGGCTACGGCGGGACGGCCCTGTTCTTCGCCTGCGTGATGGAGTCGTTCGGCAAGGGCCGGGTACTGTCGTTCGACCCGAAGCCCAAGGGCTTGAAGTTTGGGATTCCGACGCCGAAGCATCCGCGGCTGAAGTTCGTGACGGACGACGCGAGGCTCCATGTTGACCGTGTGCGGCGAGCGGTCAAGTTGGGCGATCGCCTGATGGTGATTGAGGACGCGAACCACACGTACTCGGTCACGTCCGGCTGCCTGGAGGTGTTTTCGCCGCTGGTCGCCCGGGATTGCTACTACGTGGTCGAGGACACCGACCGGCACCGCGGCGAGGGCAACAACGTCTGGCGGGCGGTCTGCGACTTCCTGGAGCAGAACCCCAAGTGGGAGATCGACTGGGCAGCGGAGAAGTATTATCACACGACCTGCCACGGCGGGTTCCTGAGACGGAGAACCAAGTAGCCATGTTCATGACGGACAAGCACATCCTGATCGCCGTCAACAACTGCGGGAGCAGCTACGGCTGGAACCTGCTGAGGGACACGTGCGGCGGGCGACTGATGACGAAGACAAGGCATGCGCCGGTATATGCCATCAAGCCGGAGTGGAGGAAGGGCCGCCGCGTCATCGCCCTGCAACGCAATCCGTTCGCATGGTACGTCACCGGCTGGTACAAGAACGACAAGGGCCGCAAGTCGCGTGGCGTAGAGCGGATGACGTTCGAGCAGTGGTTTTGGTACACCAATAACATCCCATGGCGGCACCTGCCGTCTGAGTATCGTCCGCCACCGGCCGCCCACATCCTGCCTGGGGCGTATACGTTTTTCCACATGCACTACTGCCTGCGGAACTCGCGGGAAATGTTCGCGACGTATAGGAGCATGGACCAAGTCGACCGGGACTACGACGCCAACCTCGGCATCGATGACTGGGTGTTCGCCCACAGCTACTATGAGGACTTTGCCCGCATCCTCGGGCGGCCGCTGGTGATCAACAAAAGTCAGGGCCGCAACTCGCACCCTCATAGACCACACCAGGATTACTATACGCCTAAGCTACGAGCGTACGTCGAGAAGAATGATGCATTGTTGCTACGTCGGTACGGGTACACATTCGACGGCCCGGCCTATAGTTCGGCCGAGCACGTATACCCGGAATGCCCCTCGGCGATGGCTGTCGAGATGACGCAGGCCCAGCGGGACGAAAAGAGAGACGGTAGTTTCAAATGCTAATCGTTGATGACAAATGGCTATTCATCGGGCCGAACAGGCATGGGTCACTGTACGCCGCGGCGGTTCTCCAGGCGGCGTTTCGGTGCCAGCCAGTAGGCGGTTCGCGCCCTTCCCACACGCCGCTGTGCAAAGTGCCGGCGGAGCAGAGGGAAGGCAAGATCGTCGTCGGCACGGTACGGTGCCCGCTAAGATGGTACGTGAGCAAATGGGCGATGTTTTGCAAGGAAAGTCCGCACAAGCAGTATGACTTCCTGACATACTTCTATCGACATTGGGATAAGCCGCACGGGCCTATCGGTAAGAATACGCAAGACCTTCCCCTGCCCGTAGCGGACCTCGGCGGCTGGAGCTATAATCACGTGGCGTACCATAGCCTCGACGCGGCATGGGCCCTTGGACATTTGGATAGCGCAAGCCTGGTGGCACGCAATTCAATCGATGCGCTTCTTCATGCCGACGAAATGCTATGCACAGAGACCTTGTCCGATGACCTAGTTCGCGTCTTCGGCAAGGCCGTGATCCCGCATCTCAATAAATCCCGAAACGCCACGAATCCGGGCCCATTCGCATCATACTATGGGCCGGAGGAGCTGAGACTCGTCCGCGAGAAAGACGGCTGGCTGGCTGTGCATTATCCCGATCTCGACTGCCATGATATATGGAGGCAATCATGCTGATTGTCGATGACAAGTGGCTCCTGCTGGGGCCCAACCGGCACGGCAATACATTTTCCAAGCTAGTTGTCGAGGCGGGTTTCCCGGGGCGTACCCGCATGATCTTCCACAATAAGCACTGGCCTTTGTGCAAGATCCCGGAGCATGAACGCGAAGGCAAGATCATCGTCGGGATTATCCGATCACCGCTGGATTGGTACGTCTGCAAGTGGTGTGTATATCGGAACGACCATGTGCAGTCTGATTTCCCGACATTTTATTGGCGACATTGGGATAACCCGCATGGTCAACTCGGAAAGAATACTGAGGACCTGCCTTTATCGCCAGCAGGTATCGGGGCATGGAGCTACCAGACGGTCGCGTACAACTGCCTTGATGCCCGGCGTGCTCTGGCGGAGATCAAGACGCAAGATGATCTGGCCAAGGCATGGCCTAAATTGTGCTCCTTAGACGAGACAATGTTCACGCATAGCCTCCGGAAAGACCTGCCGCGAGTGTTTGGCGATTGCGTCCGGTCGGATGCGGAGAAGCGGGGCATACCCAATTCGAGCTATTCCGGCGACTGTATGGTCTGGTATACCCCGGAGATCATCGAGAACATCCGCAGGACGGACGGCTGGCTCGTCAAGTTCTATCCTCACCTGCCGCACGCCGACAAATTAGGGGTGTTCCCCGAATAGGAGAGGCTGATGCTGCTCGTCTCACGCCACCTCGTCGAATTCAATATCGTCCCGGCCAACGCCGTGATTCGCGTCAACCTGGCATGGGAAGCAAACCTGCATGAGGCATCGATACACATTCGCGAGTTGTCGCAGCACGTCTTCCTCGACGTTCCAGGCGATCGCGTCAAGCCGCCGTGCCACCACTACGGCCTGCGCGACGTTATCCATCTCGTCCGGGAGAACCCCAACGTCCGATACGTCGGCGTCTCCAAGGTCGAGGACTCCGAGGATATTATCGGGTACGTGGTCAAGCTGCCAGAGCGGGCGCTGGTGGTGCCGAAGGTCGAGTCGATCGCCGGCTGCCACGGCTTCGCGGACGTGGTCCCCGTCCTCAAGGAGCCGAGGACGGCGATGCTGGACCACGACGACCTATTCCACGACCTACTCGACAAGGGCGAGCCGCCTGGGGCGCTGTACGCCGAGTATATAACGCCCCTGATCGGATTCTGCCGGCTCCATAAGGTGCGGCTCCTGCGGACGGCAGGCGTCGTGTTCTCCGATAACGTGTAGCGAGAAAGGAACAAGGCATGGTTCGCATCATCGTCGATCCGCGCGTGTCTGGCGGACTACCGATAAAGTATCGCTCGATGCGCACCTTGACGTACCTAGCATGGATCGCACGCGACATGGGCCACGATGTAGTTGTGCGGGCCGACCCTGCTGGGATAAAGGCTTTGCGATCGCAACAAACTCGCGACGGTACGGACGGCTTCGCTTATCTGAATCTCTTGCTGACTATGCCCTTTACCTCTGATGCGGACACGCATTGCGACGTATTGATCTGCACCGAAGAGAAGGCTTTAAGGCAGCCCCGGCCATCGTGCAAAGTGGCCGCGTGGCGGACAATGAAGGGCGGCGGGGACAAGGCGATTAAGGGCCGGGGGAAGTTCGACCTGCTGTGCAGCCATGTGCTCTCGCAGCCGGACTGGACGCAGCAGACAACGACGAAAGGCAAGAAGCGTGGCGACGTGCCCCTGAAGAACCCGCTTGGCGGCAAGTGGTTCCAAGTGCCACTGCTGCCTTTTGAGCGCACGCTGTACCGCATCCACAAGGACGATATGTGGAAAGCATACCTACAGGATGATCTGGAAGCGATGCGGGCGAAGTACGGTTCGCCCAAAAAGAAGCGGCATGCGGGCTTCGTCGGCCACCCGTGGAGCTGGCGGACGGCGATCGGCCGGACGCTCGACGATTCGCGGTTCGTCTTCCGCTGGGTTGTCAGCGATAAACGCGAGACGCACCTTCGCCCTAACGACTACCTGCGGTGGCTGTCAGAATGCCGGCTGTCGCTGAATCTCCCTGGCGATACATGGGCGTGCAGCCGCTTCGCGGAATCAGCGATCATGGGGGTGCCGATCGTGCATCCGCGGGACACGGTCTATCTGACGCCGCCGCTCACCGACGATAACGCGGTGCTCGTGTCTGACTGGGCCGAGATGTTGACGTGGGACAAGCTGGACGATCTACCGCGGATCACGGCCAATGCCGACAAGGCGTACCGCGAAGGATGGAGCCTACGAGGCCAGTTTCAACAGATGCTGAGAAGGCTGGGGATATGATTGGTATCGTGCGGAAGTATGCCAATGAGCTTGCCCCGATAGTCCGCTCCGTGGAGATACAGGGCGGGGCCATGCTACCCAGCGAACTGCTGGCGTTCGCCGCTTTGTGCCGCGACCGGGAGGTGGACGCCGTGATCGAGTCGGGACGGAAGGGCGGGTATAGCACAGAGGTGCTATGCCGAACGCTCGACGTTCCGATCCACAGCATCGAAAGGAAGGTCGTGGCCGAACGGGACGCAGCGCTTCGGCAGGAGTTTGGCGACCGGTTAGAGTTGCTGCACGGCGACGGCAAGCAGCACGTCCCGCGGATCGCCGAGCGGTATCGACGCCCGGCCGTGCTGCTGGACGGCCCGAAGAACACCGGGGCGATGCCCCTGGTTCGCGAGATGCTTCCCAACTCCGTGTTCGTCGGCGTGCACGACGTGTGTCCGTTAAGTTCCGGGGACACGAGCCAGGCCAACCCGGGGCGGGGGATGGCGGCGGCGTTCCCCGGGGCGTGGTTCACCGATGATGATGCGTTCGTGAAAGAGTACGGCTGGCTGGATGCGGATTGGATCACTACGGGCGGTTACAAATGCGCCAAGGTGACGCACTACAAGTACGGCCATGGGGAGTTCATCAAGGTGTGCTGCGTGCTCGGCATCTTGCCCGGCGGGCGATGGGAGACTTCGCATGCCGACGCCTAGCCTGTTCACATGGGTACCTCGTTGCGGCGGAACTAGCGTCTGGAGTTGGATTTGCCATCACGGCGGGGAGCGGATCAAGTCCCGTCGGAACATCTACGTCTTCCCTGATCTCAACGTGATTGCGGTTATGCACTGGTATTCTGACGTATGGCGAAAGCGCGTCGACTACCACGGAAAGAAGCGGTTCGTCTTCGGGTTCTGCCGGGACACGTACACGCGGCTGGAGTCCATCGCCGCGTACCGCGGGTGGGCGTCGCTCGAACAGTTCGTCAAGCGGCTAAACGGCGGATATTGCGTGCCGATGCCGAAGTATGACGCCGGCATGAACTTCGCCGCCCCGCAGTCAAGGTGGCTGGCAATCGACGGGACGCTTGCCGTCGATTTCCTGGGCGAGCAGGAGCGGCTCGACGAGGACTTCGCCAGGCTGCGGGAGACGCTGGGCTGGCCCGACCACCCGTTGGGCCACGAGAACGCGAGGGCCCGCACATTCTCGGACGGGTGGACGGAGGACATGCGGAAGATGGTACAATCAATGTACCGTGAGGACTTTGAGTTGCTGGGAGGTAAAGCGTGACGAAGATTTTGCTCATCTACGATGTTCCGAACTGGGCATGGGGCTTTCGGGCCCATGATCTCCAGCGGTTCGCCCCCGACGGCTTCGAGGTCGAGACAGTCGACTACACGACCCTCGCTGCGAAGTATCCGCCGGAACGGATACGCGACTACTGCGTGTTCAACTTCAGTTGGACGATGTGCCCAATGAACCTGGTGATGTACGCCAAGCGGAACGTCGCACTCATCACTTGCGGCGGATTGCTCTATGACCGGCAGAGGGAGGGCGACTGGAGAAGTCGCGTCGTCACGTCGAGTCGGAACACGAAGCGGGCAAAAGAGCGGCTGCCGAACTTTGACGGGCTGATCGCCGTAAACCAGGAAGTCTGTGAAGCGGCCACGCGGCACAACCCAAATACGGTACGTATCCCTTCCGGCGTCAACACCGACTTCTGGTGCCACAGGCCCATGCGGGAGTACGACGGTCGGCTCCGCGTCGGCTGGTCCGGCCAGCGGCGGTGCAACGTCAAGGGCCTCAATCAGATACTCAAGCCGCTTGTGGACCGCTGTCCGCAGTATGACTGGCGGGTGAACGACCGCAACTTCAACGAGGCGATGAGCCATCAGGAGATGCGAGACTGGTACCACGACGTCGACGTATTCGTAAGCACGTCGATCATCGAGGGAACACCGTCGCCCCCGTTCGAGGCGGCGTCATGCGGCCGGATCGTGTTGTCGACCGACGTGGGCGTGGTGGCCGACTGGGACTACCTGGGGCAGCGGGACCTGCGGGCCCCGGCATACCGCAACCAGGGCGAGGCCGACAAGACGGTGAACTGGTTCGTCGCCAAGCTAGCCGAACTGGCGAAGTACGCGGAGTCGGACCGGCTGCCGAAGATCGGCGAGCTGCTGCGCCAATCCGTCGAGGCCAACTACTCGTATGACAAGGCGGGCATCGCCCGCAAATACCTGGAGTTCATCGCCGATGGAACCGAGAACTAAGCGCAAGATTCTGGTCGTGTACGATGTGGACGGTTGGGCGCAACATCGCCATGCCGAAGGGCTGAAGCGGTACTCGCCCGACGACCTTATCGTGCATACCGTTCCGTACGGTACCTACTCCCAGCGGACCGAGTCCTGGCTGCGCCAGTACGCGGCCGTGTACGTGATCTCGCTGTACCTTGCCCAGCGGCGCAAAGGCGTCGGGCGGCTCGTGTCAAACGTCGCCTCCCACGCCTGGATGTACGAGCGGCTAAACGAGTCCAACTGGCGGACATTCGGGGTGAACAAGGACCGCTGCTATCCAGTCGGGATGCAGCGGGTACGCAGACTGGACGCCGTTATATGCCGTAACGACAAGCTCGGCGAATGGGCGCGTAGATTCCATGATTGCGTGTCCGTCATCCCGGCCGGCGTCGACCGGGCGATCTTCACGCCGGGCGCGTTTCGCAACAACACCAGACAACTCCGCGTCGGCTGGTGCGCCCAGCTCGGGGGAATAACGAGCTTCAAAGGACACGAAGAGATACTCGTGCCGTTGCGTCGCACGCTCCCGCAGTACGACTGGAGCGTCAACACCAGGATGTACGAGGACGCCTACTCGACCGAGCGCATGGTAGAGTGGTACCGTACGCTAGACGCATTCGTCTCCACGAGCAGCGCCGAGGGCACGCCGAACCCGCCGTTCGAGGCCGCGTCGTGCGGCGTACCTGTCATCTCCACCGATGTGGGGCAGGTGACCGACTGGGACGACCTGCGAGAGCTGAATATGGTCGTGCCGGACTGGGGAAACGAGCGAGAGGCCGGCAAGGTAGTCACACAGATAGCCGATCGGCTCCTGAAGCTGGAAGAACCAGGCATACGGCAAGAGTGCCGCGATCGGTTGCTGCAATCCGTCGCGGACCACTACGATTACCAGACGGTGGCCCCAGAGACACTGGAGTACGTCATCGCCGATGCCGTGGCTCCCGAGCCGCCCAACAACGTGCCGCCGGACGAGGCGGCGATCGTAACCGACGCGAGGCGGTGGGATTTTGTGCGGCGACGGTTGGCCAGGAAGCGGCGGGACGCGAAGGACGGTAGGCTGTGGCGATTCGAGCCGCTCCGCAACTACTACGGGGATACAGTGGACGAAGCTGTCGACGATGCTATCACCGATGAGCGGAGGTAGATGATGCCGAAGATTCTGGTGCGGTATGACGTTGACGGCTGGGCATTCCATCGCCGGGCACTCGGCCTGGCGAAGTATCACGGGTCCAGCAGCAACGTGACCATCGCGAGTGATGACCTGTATTCGGCGGGCGCCGCCGATGATTCCTACGACGCCGTGCTCCTATGCGATATGACTTCGGGCTTCCCTGGTTCACGGGACCACTGCAAGGCAGATCGCGTCGTGCGACTCGTGGGGTCGCACGGATGGCTCTATCGCAAATACGTCCAGGACGACTGGCGAACCAAAGGCGTGAACGGTCGCAACTCAGAGCGTGCATCCACCATCGTGAAGGAGTGCGACACGGTAGCAGTCTACAATATGGAGCAGAAGCGGTTTTTTGACACGTTGCATGACGACGTTCGGCTCATGCCGTATCCTGTCGACACCAAGGTATTCCGTCCTGGCCCCGGGAAGCTCGCAGGCCGCAAGCTCCGCGTTGGCTGGTGCGGTCAGCTCGGCGGCGGCGAGAGCAACTTCAAGGGTTTCGTCGAGGTCATGGTCCCGCTAATCGCACGGCTCGGGGATCGTTTTGACTGGTCGGTCAATCACCGCGACTTCCGCACGGCCTTGGCTGGGCCCGACTTGGCCAAATGGTATCAGTCGCTTGACATATTCGTGTGCACAAGCACGGCGGAGGGCGGGCCGCAGACGGTATTCGAGGCGGCGGCTTGCGGATGCGTGGTGTTATCAACGGCCGTCGGGCAAGTGGCCGACTGGAAATACCTGCGCGACCAGAACCTGACGACGCCCCCGCCAGTGAACGCGAGGGCCGTGGCCCGGGTGGTGGACTGGTTCGTCGAACGGCTGCGGTCCATTGACGGCAACCAGCACGGCAAGTTGAGCCAGGATACGGTACGTGCCGTCCGCAAGGATTACGATACGGCGAAGCTGGTGCCCGGGCAACTGGCGATGATCGCGGGGGGGAAGAAGTGAATACCGTCTTTCTGATTAGCAGGTACATGCACGGCGCCAAGGTCGACCGTCACCGGGCGACTCTTGCCGAGGCGATCGGCCGGCAGCCAGGCTGTACTATCGCCGTCACAGGCCATGGCTGGCCGGGATATGACAGCGACAGAACCGTCTCGCAAAACCTCGCCGATTTGAATATCCCCTGCGACGTCTTGCTCATTTACCAGACGGCGTCGGACTATCTCCACAACGCAGTACGGTCCGTTGACGCCCTGCGGTGCGTGCTCCTGTATGACTGCTACGCGACTGACAAACGGGCGGCCGAGGTCGACGCCGTCGAGCCGCAGATCATCTTTCACACGCACGCGAATGACGCAGATCGGTTGACCACGATCGCGCCACGGGCAAAGCACGTCCACTTGCCCTTCGGCGTCGACAAGGCCGCGTTCTACTGTGATGACTACGGGGACCGGCCGATCGACTGCCTGCTCGTGGGCCAGACGCACGCCGAAATATATCCGCTGCGGGCCCGGTGGAAGAAGCTCGTGGAGTCCGGGGCGATCCCCGGTGAGATCCGCAAGATGCCGTCGTACAGGCTAGAGCCCACCCAGTGCGTCCGCCAGTACGCGGAGTGGGGCGAACACATGCGGCGGGCGAAGATCGTGCTCATCGGATCGTCCAACTGGAAGTACCCGCTCCAGGTCTACTACGCCGCGGCCATGTGTGGGTGTCTGGTGGTCGCAGACATGCCGGACGATGACGTGTACCAGCAGACTCTCGGCACGCACCAGGTCGTCGTCGATCCGAGCGCGCCCGATGAGGTGCTTGCCGGCATCGTCAGTCACACGCTGCGAAACGAACTGGAGATACGGCAGAGAGGCATCGCCGCGAGGAACACGGCGGCCGAACTCTACACGACGGACGACATGGCCGAGCAGTTCGTCGCCGCGTGCCGGGATATGCTATAGCCTGCGTCCGCACAGGCACTTTTCCACCGCTTGCACAAATCGTTCCGCAAACTTCTCCTGAGTTAGATTTTCCCTCCATAGCCGCCACGCCCCATTGCTTCGCCGCTCCAGGCTATCCTCGTCCTCCCACGCAGTCCGTACCGCCTCGACCAACTCGGCGTCGCTGGCGTCCGCCTTGACCTCGACGATGTGCTTGCCAAGCCCGCCCTGGAACACCTCGTCGTCCGGCATGTCGGAGACGTGCACGGCCCCGGCGGCAGCGGCCTCCGGGAATCTGGCGAGAGCATACTGGTAACGGCTCGAACACCCAAGCACGATCTTCGCCCGCCCCAGAAGATTGGCGTACGCCTGGACGTACTGGTTGGCTTCCATCAGGTTTTTGGCCAAGTGCGGCGGCCTGGTGTGCATGTGGACCGGCGTTCCGATCGCCACGGACACCTTCATCTGTAGCTCCCGCCACCGGGCCCGCAGCGGGTAGTGTTCCCTCCCGATCGTGCCCGTCAGGATCACCGCGAGGTCCCGGCCTCGCCATGACCGCCTCGCGGCCCCGAACACGGCCGACTCGGCGCAGTGGTGGATCACCTCGACGGCGACGCCTTGCTTCTCGGCTTTCTCTAGGCGTGGCCGGTCATTGGCGTGCGACAGAATGCAGAGCCCGACGCGGCGATCAACCATCTGCTTCCATGCGGGCGGGGGCTTCGGGCCGGGCCACCAAGATTCTTGCTGCTTCTCTACGACCAGGTAGTCCAACCCAAGATCAGCGTAGCCTTTTGCCGCGGGCACCGTGATCCCGCTCACCCGCGTCCCGTCCAGCTTGTAGACCCAGACAGCATCGCAGTTCGGCATGATCCGCCGCACATTCACGGTCGCCGTTAGCTTCTCATCCCAGTCCGGCCAGCCGACGCCAGAGGTGTGGAACTCGACGCCGCCATGGTGGGCTACCGCCTCCACGTCATGCCGCCTAGACGCGGAGACCCTGCGATTCCAGAGCAGGGATGGGCAGAGGTAGAGTATTCGCATTAGTCTTTCGAACCCGCAAAAAGTTGCCAACGCTTGTCGTCATGGTATTCTCTCAAAAGGCCCCCCTAGGAACAGGTTTCCTGTTCCGCCCCTATTAGCCGGCATTTCATCTCAACAGCGTCTTCACCGAACTTGGCAGCAAGTTGAAGCACAACTTCTGGCTCGCAGCACATCTTGGCCGCCTCCGCAACTTCCTCATCCGTACCCTTCACCGCCACAACAAGCAGCAAGCAGGCGTACATCGTGATCCCTTCTCTGTTTTCCATCACTATCCCCTCGGTAAGTGTTGACAGTCCTCCGCAAACTCCCCTTCCCGCCTCCACCGCGACAGCCTCGGCTCGCGTTTGTTCTTCTTGCCTGCGCGGACGGCCGACACCACCCCGACGTGTCGGGCCAGCGATGGGTTGTGCATCACGATCCGCAGGCCCTGGTCACGGCACCACAGCTCCAGGTGGTAGTCGGTCTTCGTTCGGTCCAGCGGACGGGGGAACTTAGCGGCCAGCCGCTCGGCCACCTCCCTCATTACAACCACCGCCACCGCTCCGTGAGACGCGCTCCGCCTAGTTTTGTCCGGCACGGCAAACCAGCCTGGGCCCTTGGCGTACGCCTTGGCGGCCACCTCGCAGGTGTAGAGGCAGACGAGCCCCGCGTCGGGCCACCGCCAGCCGGCCAGCTCCCGGTCCAGCCACCCCCGGCAGTTGCGGGCCACCAGGCAGTCGTCCTGGAACACGACCGCCGCGTCGCACGGCGATTCGAGGCAGCCCCGCAGGGCACGCTGGAACTGGGGCCACGAGCCGATCTTCTCGTTGGCGTAGTCCATCGGCCAGCGGCAGTCTGGCGTGCCCGGCTCCGCGTAGACTATGCCGTCGGGCCAGCCCGCGGCTATGATGCTATCTACCGCGTCGGCCAAGTAGAACGCCCCGTCACGCGGGGCCGCGGTCACGGCGACCGACCATCTCAATGCAGCTTCTCCCGCTTGAATCCAAGCTCCGTCCTCAGCCGGAACATCTCCGCCATCTTGTCCTCGTTCCCGATCCCGAACCAGTTGCGGGCAGGCTCCCCCAAGTGCAGCACGTCGAACGCCAGCCATACGCGGCGGTGCTCTGGCCATCGGAGCAGAAAGTCCGTGTCGTATCCGCCGGCATGAATCCAGTTGTCTGCGAACCACGGGCCCGGCTTCAACGCTGGGTCGGCGGCGTGAAAGAATTGGCAGTAGCCGGGCTGCTCAGGGTCAAAGTACCGCTCCCACCGGGACCAATCATCCGAGCCGTCATAGTCGGCCGGGTTGCGACACAGTCTCCGCCACGGAGTTGCGATCGTGCCCTGCCGGACTTGTCCGACACGATTCCGGTCGCCTACCCAGAACTGCAAATCATCCCGCCATGCGTCGTCGAACTCCACGTCAGCCGGCAACATCGTGTCCGCATCCCACACGCAGAACCAGCCGTCGAGCTCTATGAGGTCGACGCCTTGGCCTAGGGCCTTCCCTTTATTCAAGGATGCCCCATCCTCGTAGAAGGCGTCCGTCCGCAGCACATCGACGTTGCCGAACGGATCACATACCGCCGGCGTCTCATCGTCTGTCGTCGAGGTCACCACCAACACCCGTTCAAAGTGCGGGGCGTTACGTGGTAGGGTAAGTGCCAATAGTTTTGAGTAGCCTACGCTAACGGTGATCGACTTCATTGTAGCCTGTACCTCAACGGTTCCCAGTCCTCCGGCGGTTGCCAATCGTCTACGTTGTACACGACGTACCGCCCCTGCTCCATTCGGGGGCTGCCCGTCTCTTGCAAGGCGTGGATCATCCCGGGGCTCACGTCGTCCATCCGGTCCCGGTCTCGCCTCGGCAGCAACGGAAGGCATACGCCGCACTGTGGACAGAATCGTTCGATTTGTTCTCGGTAGTCGGCCAAGTCATGCCGCCAGCAACCCGGCGTGATCGGCATCCCGCCCGGCCCCTTGAACAGCCAGTCCATCGCCCCGGCCACCTCGCAAAAGAAGAACCCCTTCGGCGTGATGGAGCCCGACCACTCGCGCTGCAACGGGCATGAGTCGATCAGCCGCCACATGGCGTCCTCGTTCCGGACCACTTCCCTGATCGCCACGAGCACCGGCTGGTGCATACTTGACGCCCCCCGCTGGTGGCGGTTCCAGTTCAGATAGCCGCCAGCGTCAATGGGGACGGGCCGCACGGTATCCGTGGGACGCCCCAGGAGCCGCGTCACGGCGTCCGCGAACCGGTGGGCCGGATAGTCCACCGAAGTCCAGAGGCCGCGATGGCGGGCCTGGGGGACAGCCTGGCAGGCTATCTCGACGATCTCGGGGAACTGCGGGTGTGACAGGGGTTCCCCGCCACATATCCCCACTACCTTCCGGCGGCCGTACAGGTCGGGTTCGCTATCCGTCGGGAACTCGGCCAAGGCTGCGAACGCGGCTTTGACGGTGGCGAGGTCCATCACATACGGCTCTGCCTGGTGGGGGCAGAGGCGCGTACAGTTGGAACAGCTAGACGGGCAGACATTCGTGATATCCACCTGCAAGGCCCACATTTTGCGCGGAGGAATCATCCCTTTCCGCCTACCAAGATTGTCTGTAGTCCGAGGTCATGGATTGATGGTGCGGTAATACCAGCTACCTCCGCCGCATCCTGGATCTGATCTACCGTCCAACCGCAAGAGAAGTCCCCCGTATGGTTGACGCCAATATCCGCCACGGGCTTCGATAGTCCGTCTTCCGTATGCTGAGGAGAGCGGAATTGGAGAACGGCCCGGCCGCCGGAGGCCAGCACGCGAACGGTGGTTGCGACATGCTCCTCGAACTTCTCGGCCACCTTATCTGCAAGCCGCTCGTGAATATCGACGCCGATTATCGTGCGAACACGGGGGGCAAGCGGTATCATCCATTGGCCATAACCCGCACCGATCTCAAGCACAATATCCTTGTCCATCGGCTGTGCTAGTCGATCAAACCAAGGCGGCATTTCCTTGTAGATACGCCAATCCCTGTGCTGCTCAGAGTTCGGGAAATACCCTCGCTCAATCCGCTCTCGCCACGTCCGCAGTGACCATTCGGTAGCGGTTTCTGGTTTCCCGTCGCTCATCGTGCCTCTACTACGCATAGCGGCCGAAGCTCGGCCTCGTCAACGTACTCCTCCTGCCCGAACGGCCCCACGACGTGGCGAAGGCCAGCCCTGTCCCGCGTCATCGCCTCGCCATTGCCCGGTACGTCACGGCCCTGGGCGGATAGTACAATGTCACCGCCATACCAAAACGCCTCGACGCCACCAGCCGCCCACCGCTTCGTGAGCTTCGATGCCGGGGTGGACTGATTAGCCGTGTCCCGCCTCGACCACCGGTACTCGTAGAGCACTTCCGGGATATGCACCTCGGTCATCGCCAGCCCGCTCTCCGTCATGGGCGTGTACCAGAACACGTCGTCGTTGTATCCGATCCACGGCACGAAGCCGCACCTGACGGCGATGTCCCGTCGCCATGCTGAGAGGTGATTCGCCCGCATGCCGTACATGCCGGTGCCACGTAGCTCGGACCAGTCATTATTGCGAAGCTCGAAGATCAGCGTCGTCCGGTTCTTTCCGTTGATCGTCCGCTGGACGTTGAACGTCACGAGGTCGGGGCGGGCATCGCGTATCGCGTCCGACAGTCGCCCGATATATCCAGGGGCCACCGCGTCGTCGTCATCGACGAAGGCCAGGTAGTCGCCACGTGCCGCCCGCAGCAGGGCGTTCCGCTTGGCGCCCGACGGCACGCTTCCGGCGTCCTCGTAGATCAAGACCTCCACGCCGCCGACGGCCACGGCCTGCTGCCCAAGCGAGTCTAGGAGCAGCCTCGCCTTCTCCGCCCTGCCGGCCAGCGTGGGGATCAGTATTGACAGGTTTGTCATCCCGCGTTGTGCCTCACGTCCCATTCTGCAATCGCCGCCTCATAGTTGCCTTCCGCACGGATCATGTTCCAAAACGTCGGCCATTGCTCCCTGGCCGTCTCTAGCCAAAAGATCATATCCCACGGCAGCAGCCCCAGATAGCCGCTTACCATGTCGTGCAGGCGCTCGGCCCCCCCGTGCGGATCGGACGGCCAGACGGGAACCCACAGATCGCGGTGGTGATCCACCGTCAGCCTGCCGGACTCGGATCGCTTCCTCGCCCATGACTCGATGGATGCTTCTCGCTCGCGGCGGAGCCAGACGAACAGGGCCTCCGGGTACATCCGTCTCAGCCGCGGCACGACGGGGAACAGGCAGCCGCCCACGGCGATATGGTTGTCCGGGAAGTCCAGGTCGGGGAAGTCCCCGTCATGCGACGCCGTGAAGTTGGTCATGTGTGAGCACGCCCGCCAGAACGTGGTCGATCCGCAGCGGCCCGTGCATGGGACAAACACCCTCACCATCGCCCCCTCGGGCACTTGAACGTGCCCAGCTTGAGGTTCTGGATCACTCGCCCGTCGCCGTACTCTTCGCACTCCTCGCACACCCGGAGGAGCATTTCCACCTTCGCTGGCGTCCGCACCTTCCCGCGTGCCAGCCGCCACTCGGCCAGCGCCGTCGCCGTGTCGGAACAGGAGCGGTCCGTCGTCGCCGCCCACTTCCCGGCCGGGCAGGTCTCCGTGGCCATCTTAATCTTGTTGCTGACGGCCAGCCCCTTCGCTGAGAGCCTGCACCCGCACTCGGCGCACTGGGCAACGCCGTCGACTACCCGGTGTTTGGGACATGGCTTGCAGATCGTCTCGTAGATTCTCCGCACCTCGTCGTCGCTTCGCACGGGGAAGCCGGCCCGTGCCCATCGTAGCAGGGCCTTCGTGTAGTGGCCGGCCAGCTCTCGGATGCCGAGTCGCTTCAGGCCGTCGTCGATCAGCTCCTTGCCCTGTTCGGTCAACTTCGCGGGGGCATCGCGGCACCCATGCCGCCCAACGTCCGGGCGATTGGCCCTCACGTCAATGACACCCTGCTCGGGCGGTTTGATTTTCTCTTGCTGCGGCCGACAGCGGCGAACGAACGGCTGCTTCTCTCCGCGCCCTTTGCCGAATCCGCATATGGGGCAAACGTATTCGCCGTTCTGTTCTATCGGTTTACAAAGTATCATGCCGCAGTCAACCTTACTTTCATACCAGACAAATCACACGCCCACCCGCACGTTCCGGTAAAGTAATTCTCAAGTTGGATGTCTAAACTACCGCAAGGTAGAGGAAAGGCAAGGTCAGAACGGGTCCATACAAACCCGTCGTAAGTGCCGAACATAGAAAGCTTTATTCTTCCTGAGTTTCCGCTGCGACCAAATTCCAGTAAGAACCCGTACGATAAGCAACCCCCACCTATGCAAATATTCCCACCTGTATCAAGATAGTAGGAGCTAGGCCCAGCCCCTTGAATCCCGCAACCCCCGGCTTGCTCGCAATCACATCGTTCGAGATAGTAGATACCATTCAGATTCGGGCAGTCATCGCACGCGGCTGGGGATCTATTTGCAACTCCACTAATCTCTAGTTTGAATTGATCAGGTACGCTCGCCCCGCAGTTATCACAGAAGTCGTCGCTATCGTTTGTGTATGTAGTTCGTGTGGCGCCGTGAGCAGCTACTACCGTGCAGGTCGTGTTCGTTCCGTCGCAAGCCGCATCCTCAGGTTGGGACAAGAGAGGAAGGCTTTCGTTGAAAGCCATGCAATCGGGCTTGGTCGTCCCGAAGTTCTTCTGCCATGTTTGTTGCGTTCCGCCTGTAACCGTCAGTAGGTAGTCATCCCCAGACTTACTGAGAGTTGCGGTGAACACAGTCGACTGCCCACACATCCAGCAAGTCTGCCCCCCCCCTGTCCATGCGCAGTCAGAGCCCGTGAGATAGGTGGTTCTTGCCATGCACTCGCATTGGTCGACATGGCAGAGAGCTCCCGTTGCCCACCCCGTGATGGAGATGGCTAAGGCGTCGGGGGCTTCCATGTCTTTGCAGTAATCATCGCAGCAGTCGGTGGGGCAATTCGCCTCCGATACGGTAATCACGCAAGTGGAGTTGGAGCTATCGCAATCTCCGCTAGACGTCGCGTGATTCAGCGTATGCTTGATACAACAGTCGGGGGGATCGTCAGCGTAGGTCTTCGACCAGACGTGACCGCCTAGAGTCACCGTGATCGCATACGTTTCAGCACCGTAGGGCCCCGTCTCCTTTGTGACCTCAAGCGAAATCTCGTCTGGATCGCAGTTAGACCCGATGCAACGGTTGGACCAGCGGCAATTATTATCCGCATCCTGAGGGAGATAGTATTGGCGGTTGAGTTTCGAGCAAGCACCGCATTCCCCCTCAACAATACCGAGTATTTGCACTGCCCAGCAACAAGGGGCGTTGAGCGATGCGGATAATTCCTTGCAGTTCTCGCAGATGCAGTTGCACTCTGCCTCGCAGCAGCAATCATCGTCGGTCGCGACGCCGTCGACGGAAGCAGAGCTTTCGGTTAAGACCTTGCCCGCCCAGATTTGCACCTTGCCGTCGGCCATGTCAGCACGCCGTGTTGTCTGCGATCTCGCCCGGCACGGACAGGAGGATCAGGCCGGTCGACGCCCCCGTGCCGACGTAGGCCGCGATGGCATACGCGCTGCGCCCGCCCTCCCCGGCCGGGAGGTACGTCGTGTCCGTGTACCGACCCTGCTCCGGCGTGACGCGAGAGGCGAGCGTTGTTCCTGATAGTGACTTCACCTCATACGTGACGGAGCACGTCGTGCTGGCATCGCCATTATCGCCGCCATCTTTTTCGACCGTAACCACCGACAGAGACCCGCCGCCGCCTTGAGCCCCCAGCATTTCCCACTCGCCACGGTCAGCCATGTAGATAGCGTAGCCCCGCTGCCCGTCGACGGCTTCGCACCCAGTGCTCTCGTCGCCCCCCAGCCCGTCATGCACCTTGAACTCGGTACCGGCGTCCGCCTTGTAGCGGTCCGTCTCGCCCTGCCACTCCACAAGCCGAGCCGCGGCCGAGCTTTCCTGGTCGAGGTCATCCACCATCTCGACCCGGCGGATCAGCATGCGGGATACCAGGCGGGCCAACTGTCCTAACGGGCCAGACATGCCGCCCGGCGTGGTGAACGCCGACGTCTCCTCGGCACTCTGGATCAGCTCGTTGACCGTCTTGGCCTTGAGCCGCTGACCCTTATCGTATCTGCGGGGCTCGAAGTCCCGGCGCCGGAAGACCATCACGGCCCCTCCTGGAAGAGCTTCGCGAAGTCGAACGTGTCATACACCGTCCGGTCAGGGTCAACGGCAGCCACGCCAGCGTCGACTTTTATCCGATGGATCTTGCACCAACCAGACGATCTGTCATTCGCAGGGGTATCCTCATCCACGACGGCCTTGCGGTAGAAGTGGTTCCAGGTGACGTCCACGTCCGCCTGCTGGTAATCCTCACCCTTCATCTTCCGCTCAGCGAACGTGTACGATAGGCTGTACTGGATCGTGCCGTTCAAATCGAACACCCGCTCCTCGCTCGCACCGACGAACAGGCAGGTCTCCGCCTTGAGCCCGAGCTGATCCGTCTTATTGACTTTGCCGGCCGCGTCGTCAATGTCGTCCCACGGCGGGTATGTCACGCCCCGCCAGGTGAACGTGTGGGTGATGACCGGCATGACAATGCCCGGTGAGACGTCGCCCGGCAGCTCCTTGTCATCCGCCCACCGGAACGCCTTGTCCGGCATCGTCATCATCTCGGCCGACATCGCCTTCGTGTGCGACAGGTACGTCCCGCTCGGAGGCGTCGGGTCGTTCGGTGATACGGAGTAGTTCAGTAGGTCGCCGCGATACTTGACGTGGACCTCAATCAGCGGTGAGTAGGGGTCGGCCGAACCGTGCGGCGGGTCGTTCGCGGGCACCGACCCCGCCCGCCCGATCGACGTGCCGTACATCCATGTGTACCGCGGGTGCTGCGGGCGAGCCGCGTACGTGAACCCCCAGCCCGGCACGAAGACGGTCCCAAACATCTCGTAAGAGAGGGCCGTCAGATCCTCGCCGGCGATCACCAGGCGTCGCGTGCACTCGGCCTGCCCCGCGTCGAAGTCGATCGACGGGCCGAGTTCGTCAAGCTCCTCTACGATCGTCACCGCCATGTCAGGCCAGCCCCTGGAGTAACCACTTCCTTAATTCCTGCACGTCCACACGCAATCCTTTTATCTCGTCAAGCTGCTTCTTGGGAATGTCCTGGCTGATTCCCTGTTGTGTAGTCTTCCAGAACTCTATCAGTCCCATGAACTGCGGCTGCCAGGGCTCTTCCTTCTTCGGCTCTGGGACGTAGATGTACTGTCGCTGTCCCCCACCTTCCTGGGTGACAATCTCTGTGGGAATCGCCCCTTCTACTTTTTTCCCGAACTTCTGAAACGCCTTCTTGAAATCCTCTAGTGACAGCTCAATAGTCTGCGGCCCCGTTCTCTGGTATGGCGTTGGCAGCTTAGCCGACGGTTGCCACGAGCCAAACCGCCCTCCCTGCTGCTCCGGTGCTACCGCTAGACCAGGTTCTCCGATCATTTCCGCGATCAAGTCCCGGACGGTTTCTGGAATCTCCACTTCTGGCGCAGCCGTCGCCCTCACGTCCTGCAACGCCTTGGCGAGCAGGCCGAGTTCTCCTTTCAGTTGCTGCGCTCTCTCGACGGCGGCCTGCCGTTCGTTCAGGTACGTCCTCTGCTGAAAACCCGCTGGGGCCTCCCTCGCTTTTTGTGCGGCGTCCTTTGCCGCCTTGGCCCACGCTTTCGCTTTTGCATGCGTGGCCTTGATCGCATTGGTGAGGTCATCTGCCCTCCGTTGGGCCTTGGGTGATAACACCATTCTCGGTTTCTCTTCCCCTGACGGTTCGCCTTCTCCCTTTGTCCGACCCCACTTCTCGCGAGCTACGGCTAACTTCTCTTCGCGGTTGAGCTTCTTTATCGCCTCTGCCGCATCTTCGGCACCAGACTTGAGCCCAAATAACGCCTTCGTGTTATTACTAAGGGTAGTCCCGAATCCTTCCCCTGTTAGCCTCGATTGAACGAATGTCTGAAGCAGTAAGGCGATTCCCCCTGCCAGTAATGTTAATCCTCCGCTAGCTAATGCGGCCTGAGTCGTCATCGCCATCATCACGCCGACAACGAGCCGCATGCTTCGCAACACCACGGGGATGAGCACCGCCAGTGTTGACCAGCGTACTCCCATCTCAAGTAGGTGAAGCGTCTGCTTGACAGTGGCGCTGTCGCCCTTCGCTATTGCTGACGCCATATCCCTCAGGTGATCCACGAACTTGCGTAGCTTCGGCGATAGCTCTTTGCTGATTGCGTTATCTATGCCCTCGAAAGCTGACCACAGCAGCTTCAGCGAGCCGAATAGCGTATCGAGCGGGACATCCGCCACCCGCTGGGCAGTCCCGCCCGCGTCCTTTAGCTTGGCCTGCATATCGCGGATCGCATCGCCGCCGACAGACAGCAGCTCCAGCATCCCGGGCCCGGCCCGCATGCCGAACGCCGTCATCATCCGGCCCATACGGTCCATTTCACCCAGCGGCTCCATTGCCCGGTTCAGGTCGTCGAAGATGTCGGCCAGCGGCCGGAGCCCGCCAGACGCATCGGTGATGGCAACGCCCAGCCCCTCGAATACGTCCTTCAGCTCCTTCGGTTGGGCCGCCATCCGTGCCAACGCACCGCGCAAAGTTGTACCTGCTTGCGAAGCCTGAATACCTGCGTTGCTCACGGCCATGAGCAGGGCCGTGACCTCCTCCAACTCCACGCCCGCCGTCTTCGCCACAGGGCCGACGTACCGGAACGCCTCGCCCAACTGCGACAGCGTCGTGTTGCTGGACGTGAACGCCTTAGTCAGCACGTCCATCGTGTGGTTGAGGTCCTTGGCTTCCAGCCCCATCCCGGCCATGACCTTGGCCGTGATGTCCGCCGCCTGGGCCACGTCCATCTGCCCCGCCGCCGCGACGTTCAGCGTCGCTGGCATCGCCGCCATGATCTTGTTGGCGTCGAACCCCGCTAGGGCGAAGTAGCTCATCGCCTCGGCCGATTGCCGGGCGGTGAACACGGTCGTCCGACCGAGGGTGAGGGCCTGCGTCTCCAATGCATTGAAGCTCTCGCCCGTCGCCCCCGTCAACGCCTTGACGCGGGCCATGCCCTGCTCGAAGCCGCCGCCGATCTTCAGGGCCCCCGCGGTCGCGGCACCGGCGATCAGCAGGCCGAACTTCGCCTGCCTCGCCACGGCGTCCATCCGGTGGATCGATGTCGTCAGCGTCCGGTGGGCGGACGCCAGCCCGCTCTTGAAAGCGTCCATGCCGGTGAGATAGATCGGGACGTATCCTTCGCCGAACTTCAAGGCCATTAGAGAATCCCCTCCGCCTTCATCATCGCCTCGACCTTCTCACACCGTGCCTCTGCGGATTCCAGCTCCCGACGCATCTTCTGATCGGCCGGACGCATCCAGTAGTCCAGCTCGTAGTCGGTCATCCGTCGCACCACGTCCTTCGGTATGTTGTGCTCCGCCTTCATGAAGCGAAACACGCGCGGCCACGGGATATTCCAGGGGGTGGCTAGCCCGACCTCGTCGCCCCCTCTGGGGCCCTCGTCGAGGTCGGGCCAGTCTCTTTTCCCGCCATGTCCTGCCCGCTGGCCATGTTCACCGCCTGGTGGAACGCCAGGATCGCGGCGTTTTCCGCCTCGGCCGCCAGCCGCTCCATGTTGTCGGCCTTCTCGACGTTGTCGCGGATCATGGCGGCGACATGCTCGGCAAACAGGTCGGAGACCTCGGCCTCCGTCAGGAACGGCATCCTTTCCGCCTTCTCGCCGTCCTTCGGCGGCCACTTCATCGTGCGGCTGCCGTACCATATGGTTCCGGCCCGCGTGCCGAGCCAGTTGAGGATATCGGTCGGAAGCTGATCCTGAATCTCACACGCCTTGTCGACGCAGAACTTGAGGAAGTCCTTCCGCTCCTCGGGGCGTTCCGCGAAGTAGGTGGAGCTGGCCTTCGACTCGTACAGGTCCATCGCCTTCGGGTGGCGACGGATGTACTCCGTCTCCGCCGCGGGGTAGAACTCCTGTATCCGCCCGAAGACTAGCACCTCCTTGCCGCCATAGGTGGACGGCATCGGCGTGCCAAACGCCCTGGCCGTGGGCCCCAGCATGCTCACCTCCTTTCTCAGACTATGGCCCGCGTAGGCAGCGTCCAGTCGCCGTCGCTCTGCCAACTGATCACCACCTCCGTCGGCAGCCCCGCCCTGGCGTTGGCGCTTTCGGCGAAGGATACGATCTTCGCCGGCACCTCGTAGTAGGCGTCCGGGTCGATCACGTAGTCATCGTATAGCTTCAGCGTGACCTGCGTGTTGCTCACCGGGGCCGCGACCTCGGGCGGCGTGTCCCGGTCGACCTTGATCGTGACCGAGCCGTTGAGCTGCTCTTGCCCGGTCCAGGTCTTTTTCTTGCCCGCCCCGCCGAACACGCCCTCCTGCTGAACGTCAGCTTCCCACGTGAAGCTCCACTCGGAGCCCACCGTGGCGAGCCCGCTGCCGAGGTCGATATGGGCGTCTTTACCCATCACTACTCTGGTCATCTCGCATATCCTTTTTTCTCTTGACAAACGTTGGCATAATGACTACACTGTCACTATGTCCAAACGCACGATTAAATGTAAGCTCGCCCCGACGTTATGTATGTCCGACGCACTTGTCGAGACGTGCTCGGTGTTTGCAGATGCCTGCAATGACATCCTTTTGACAGCTCTGGCCGAGAACGCCAGCAATAATATCCACCTGCACAAGCTGGTCTACGCGGACATCCGGCGGCAATTCGGGCTGTCGGCAAACCTTACAGTCCGGGCAATCCGCCGTGTCTCGCAGGCTATGACAGCCGCCAAAAGACGCGGCAGGAAGCCCAGAATGTTCCGGCCGACGAGCGTTGACTACGACGCCCGCATCTTCGCCTACAGGAAGGCTGACGAGACTGTCTCGCTCACAACAACCCGCGGGCGCCTTCACGTCCCGCTCGTGCTGGGCGATTACCAGCGGGAGGCGTTGCGTGACAAGCGACCGACAGCGGCGACGTTGGTTCGGTCTGGCGAACAATGGTACATCCACATCGTTGTTGAAGATGAAGACGATCCGCCGAAAGACGGGCCCCCTTTGGGCGTCGATCTTGGGATAACCAACACGGCAACGCTGAGTACGGGCACGATCCACAGCGGCAAGGATCGGCAGACTTTCAAGAACAAACGAAATAGTGTCCGGGCCTCGCTCCAATCTAAGGGGACGCCTGGAGCGAAGCATGTACTGAAACGCCTCTCTGGCCGCGAACATAGGAGAATCCGACACGAGAACCACGTACTGAGCCGACGGATCGTTGACGAAGCCCAAAGGCACGAATGCGGCGTTATTCGCATGGAACGGCTCCGGGATATTCGGCAGCGAACCAAGATTCACAGTCGCCATTTCAACCGCATGATCTCCGGTTGGTCGTTCGGGCAGTTGCAGCAGTTCATAGCCTACAAGGCCCGCCGCCTGGGCATCGCTGTTGAACTGGTCAATCCCGCGTACACCAGTCAGACTTGCCACCAATGCGGCCAACGCGGTAAGCGAAATGGCGAACGTTTTTCGTGTACAACCTGCGGTGTCTCCCACGCGGACGTCAACGCCGCGTTGAACATCGCAGGCGGGGGCGCCTGTAAGCCGTCCCGAATTGGCGAATTGTGTATCTCGCATGGTTCAGTCAAAAGCCCGTTGCTTTAGTTGCGGGTTGCTTACCTCGCGTACCTCCCAAGTCTTGGGAACTGCGGCGAACACTGGCCGCCGCCTTGCCGTTACATGATGCCTGCTATGGCGATGTCGTAGCTGATGTCGCCGCCGCTCGCCTCGCTGCCCGCGTGCTCGATCTGCAATATGTCATGCGTCGCCGGCGAGATGCTGTACCCGTCGCGTGGCGCGCACAGCCCGATCTTGCCGTCCGACCGCAGGAGCAGTTGCGCGTCCTGGTCTCCGTTGAAGAGCGACGCCCACGCGTCGCCCCCGGCCCCGCCGATCAGCAGGTCCTCGCCGGCCGTTGGCGTCGCCGTCGTGTCGTCCGTGTCTCCGGCGACCACGCCTCGGTTGTGGACCATCAGGACCTTGATCGACGTGAACTCGATCGTGTTGCCGTACTGGTCTGCGAGCCCGCCCCGTAGATCGAGCAAGTCCGTCCCCGACGCCAGGGTCAGTGTTCTGCGTGCGACCCAAAGCGTATCGCACTGGTTGTCGCCCTTGCCGGAGGTCAGGAACTCCGTCAGGAACCGTAGGTAGTCCTTGTACTCGGCATAGCGCGTATTCCCCGCCTCCACCGCGTCGCGGTAGACGAAGTCGAATCGCGCGTTGAATGTGCCCGTGAATGTCACAGTCATATCGTGCTTCTCCTCTCGATGAGAATTGAATTGCCAGACCGTCCCGCCATCCCCCTCGTCAGGCCGGCCTCCGTCTCCAGTAAGTCACGTCATAGTCAATTGCGCATGCCCACCGATCCTCTGCCGCCTGCTCGGTACCCTGGCCTATCTTCGTCAATCGCACGTCACGCAACCCCGCGGCCGACAGTGGCAGCGAGAACGAGTCGAATACCGCGTTGACCAGCTCCGCGTGGTCCCTCACCAGCTCCAGGGTCGCGTCGACGATCTCGAAGTTGAACGATTCCTGAACGAACACCCACCGGTCGAACGCGCCCTCCTCGTTGCTCTCCTGCGGGTCGACCATCGTGCAGTACGGCACTGGCACGTCGGACGGGGACCCGACCTCGCCCGAGTGCAGCTCATCGAACGGGCCGATGTCACTCGCCCCGGCGATTAGGGAGGTGGCCGCATCGAACGCCGTCTTGATCGCGTCGTATAGGTCAGCCAATCTTGATGCCCCCTTTTGCTGAGAACGCCTTCGCCTCACTAAGTATCAATCTCTTCAGCCGCCTCCTGTTTCTCTTCAGCGTCCTCCATAGGTACGGTCGCTTCTTTAACCTGAAGCCCTTCGCCTTCATCGTGTAGACCCACTTGCCTTTGTAGCCGAAGACCATCACCTTCTTTCTCTTCGGCCTCCGGGCTGGTATATACGCCCCTTTCTCCAGGGAGACGCCGTACTTGACTTTCGTCCCGACTACAACCATCAATCGCTGCCGGTCCCCCGACCAGAAGATCGACCGCGCCAGCTTGCCCGTATCCCGCTTCGGCGGTTGCCCTGGCTTCGATCGGTTGAACTGCATCGGCTTGCCGGCCGCGCGGCGCTTGAAAAACTCCGGCTCACTGCCACCCTTCCCCCGCCGCCAACGCATACCGCGTCCCAGCTCACCAGTCCGCGTGAACTTTCCCCGCATCCGCTCCGAACCTTTAATTTTTTTGTAGCCAAACGCAGGCCGCCTCCGCCCGCCTCCGCCCGCCCTGGCCGGCTTGCTGATCGCCTCTACTACGAGCGCTCGCCCTGCGGCCGCCGCCTTCCTTAATCCGCGGTAAAGTTCCCTCTTCATTCCCGCGAATTGCTTGTCGCCGTGCCACTTCACCCTCGCCCTACCCGGCGTCGCCATTATTGGTTCCGCCCCCTCTCCTCACAATCGATCCGCCACAGCCGGTCCAATCCGGCCTGGTTTACCGGCTCTCCGATCTGCTCTAGCACTTTGCCAGCCAGCCCGGCCGGCATCACCACCGTCCACTGGTCCCCGTGCGACGAGCCCGGGTCGCTGCTGAAGTACGCTACGTGCGTCACCACGTACTCCCGCTGGTCAAGCACGAGTGAATCGTAGCTCGATCGCGGCTGAAGGAAGCACCGCTTCGCCGCCGTCCCCGAGTGCGCGAGCGCCTGGCTGCCCGCCGTCCCGACCGAGACCGTCCGGGGCTGGTGCGTCATGCTGTGCCGGCTGCACTGCGACTCGATGCTCACCCGTTCTTCATCTCCGGCTTGCCGAATGATTTCAGTAGCTTGTCCGCCTCCTCGGCCGACGCGACGCGAATCAGGTTCGAGCATAGCAGCGTCCCCGGCAAAGGCGAGTCGTCGACGAACGCCTCGCCGCACTGGACGCACGCGGCGTGCTTGGCCGACTTACCCGCGTACACCTCGCTCAGTTTCCTCATCCCACGTTCTCCTAGAGTTTGCGGCCAACATGGATGTACGGCACCAGCAGCTTCCTCGCCTTCTTCGGAAGCCGCGACGCCACTTCCTCCACCGCGTAGGTTCCCGTCCAGTCGCCCATCCGCTCCGACTTCAATGCCCCGCCGCCGGGGCCCCACGACGCGAACTCCTGCCGCACCCCCAGCAGCACCGCCAGCTTGATCGGTGACGCCATCCCCGTCGTCAACTGGCCCGCCGTCCACCCCGCCGTGTACTGGACTTTGATCGTCCCCGGCCGGCTCGGCCACGGCCCCCCCCTTCGGACCAGGATGCCCGACCGACACATGCCGCTCTCGTGCTGCCACACCCAGTAGTCGTCCCCTGCCGTCAGTTCCGATGCGGCTGGGAAGTCCCCGCTCTGCTGCCCACCGTAGGCGTCCGCGTCCTCGTAGACCGCCGATACGGCCGTCACGGGCACTTCTGGCAGGATCAGCCGATTGCCCGCGGAGACCGACGCCGCCCTTAGCTCCACCGCCTTATCGCCACGCTTGACCCACATGCTGCCGAGGTCCGCGGCGAAGGCACCGCCCGCGTCGACCATCGGCAGGTAGTGCGTGTACGTCGCCTGCTCGATCGCCGTGCCGGTGAAGTCCTTCACCGCCTGCTCGACAGTCGGGAGGACCGAGTTCAAGAATGCGGTCTCGCTGGCCGTGGCACTCCCCGCCTTGCCCAGGAACGGCAGCACATCGGCGAACAGGTCAGCAATCATCGATCTAATCCCCTGGTTGAGCCCGCAGTTCCGCCCTGATCGCGTCCAACGCCTCATGTGACGCCTCGCTCAGGCCCAGCTTCGCCGAGGCGTCATCCATGACGTCGCAGGCGTGCAGGCCGATCCTCCGCACCCGGTCGACGTGCTTCTCCTCGGTTTCCATGTGGCCCACCAGGCGTTCGGACAACTTCTTCTGCATGGTGTTCGCCGACTCTACGTACTTGATGTGGGTGGCAGCTACCTTCTCGACCGGCCCGTCCTTGCCGAACATCCGCCTGGCGATCCATGCGACCACCGCCCCCACGAAGACGAGCACGGCCACGGCCACGCCCTGGTCGAACCATCCGAGCATTGAATCGGCGAGCAGCATCGTTGCGTCTCCAGTTCTGCCGGGCACTCCCGGCGTTTTCCGTTATACGTCGCCACGCGACATCACCGCGTAGCCTTTGAACGGGTTCCCCGTGGTAATGAGCCGGAACCCGCGGCCGGTCTTCGCCTTCGGGCAGTGCTCGATGTTCTCGAACGGGCCGATCGTTATCTGCGTGTCCGCCAGGACCTCAAACGCCGGTATCAGAATCTCACCTGTCGTGCTCTGGAGTGCGATGGTGCCGTTGGCCGTCAATGATCCGGTGAGATACCACAGCCTCGCGTTGTGGCTCGGGGAGGCTGCAAGGATGATCGTAGTCCCCGCCGCTGCCTGGTTAATTGGTGTCCGCGTATACGTCAGCATCGCACAGCTCCTCTTTTGTTATGTTTTGCCGACGTCGCCGCCGGGCGTCGCCAAAAAGTGTATCGCTCCGATCTCACACGTCTTGATCGCATCCGCAGGTGCCGTCTCGCTGTCGTCTATGACCGCGACCTCAGCGGTGTACGCCCCGAACAGCGAACCGGTATCCCCCTGGGCCAACCGCACCGTCACCTGGGCGTACGTCGTTGAGCCGTCCCCCACTTCGTCCACCGTCACCACGGACCCGTTGGCCGTCGCCGCCACGCTGTCGAGGTCCAGGTCTGGCGCGCCCGTGCCGCGGCCGACCTTGCACCGCACCACGTCCGTCCCGGCCAGCACGAGGTAGCCCCCGCTGACCGTCTTCAGCGTGACGGTGAAGTCAACCGTCCGTCCAGCTTCCGCGACGACCTCGAATGCCATGTTGAAACCCTATCTTGTCATTCTCGGAAGATGTTTCCACCCTTCGCGATCACGCCATCGGCCAGTGATGCGAAGCGCCTCCATGGCAGTTTGGTACTTCCACATCAAGTAGCGGCCAGCCCAACAGAGCTTTGTGATTTTGAACGCCTGCCGTTTCTTCATGACTCCCTCTTGGCCCAAGTCGTGTCGCCCGGGCCCGTCCGCGTTACGGCGACGCTGCCCGGGCCCGCCCGCGTTACGGCGACGCTGCCCGGGCCCGCCCGCGCCCATTCCGTGTCGCCGGGGAACTTCGGCACAGCGGTCACGCCCGTACCTCGCCACGTGCCGCAGGCGAACGTCGCGCCTGCGAACGTATGGCTCTCGAATGTATCCTTTGCGCTAGCCATTAGTTGTACGCGATCCCCGATCGGTTTCCGCTCGCGTCTACCGTAACTACCACGGTCTTGACCGACCCTTCGTAGTCCTTGAATGTCTCGATACCCGTCCCCGCCCCGCTGATTACGCCGCTCGTGATCGCCCCGATCCGTCGCAGGGCCTCGGCCATCGTCACCCCGGCTACCAGCGTGTCGACATTGAGCACGTCAAGGACCTGGGCGTTCACCTGGGCCGGCGTAGCCAGCGTACCGATCTGCGTGTCGAGGTTCGCCGAGCTAAGACCGACGGCTGTTCGCACACCGGCCGCGTCGAGGAAGCCCGTAGCCGTAGTACAGCTCGTCAACGTTGAGCCCGTACCTAACGCGGCAACTACTGCCGCCGCATCATGCGTGCTCAGGCCGCTCACGTCTGCTTTGTAATCCGCCGGTGTTGACAGTGCTCGGTTCTCTGCCGTCCATACTGCCGCCGCGTCATGCGTACTAAGACCTGAAACATCCGCCTTGTAGTCAGCGGGTGTTGATAACGCCCTACTACCCGCAGTCCATACGGCTGCTGCGTCGTGAGTCGAGGGGGCGTAATCGTTAATCGCTTTACGGACGGCCAGGGCAATGATATTCGAGGCATAGACTGTTGACCCCACGTCCGCTGCAAAAGTCGCGTTGTCGATGGCCGCTGCTGCAATGGCCGCTGCATCAATGGCCCCTGCTGCAAAGGACGATGCCGTAATGCCCCCAGCCAGTACCGTATGAGCGTCTTGGTAGCACTGCGGGTAAATCTCGTAAACCGTGTCAGCCCCAGGGTTTGTCACCCAATTCGGCTCAATGTCTGCCGTCACGGTGTCGCCAGTGTAGTCGTGGATATGGCGGCTCTGGCCCACCCCTGTACCGCCTGTCAACACGATCCGCGTCGCGTTGTACCAATCGTCGTTCGCGTTTTCCCCCGCCTCAAGTTGGATTGTGCTAGCCGTGCCCCCTTGTGCCGTACCATCTGAGAGCACTACAGCCGCTTCAGCTTGCCGCAACCTTCGCCCTGCACTTGTCGCAATATTGTGCGTTGCCCCGGTAAGTATCTCATCCCAGATAGCATCGGCCATAGCTAGGGCGTAGGTGCTAGTCTTCAATACGAGGTCGAGGCCAGTAGCAGCTACCTTGCCGCCGGTACTTCCGAGGAATACCCCGCCCGACGCCCCACCGACTTCGGCGGGCAACGCCGTTCCAGTAAGCCCTCGTGTTTCGCTGTAGTTGTCACAGGCGGATTTCAGATTGGCAGCAGCAGCAGCATTGCTATTAACTTGGATCGCATCTGCCGGTACTGGGGCTAAGGTAAACGACCCGACAAAGCCCGTCGGGTTCTGCGAGTCAACTAGCAGGGTGCAAAATACCCCATACGTATTGCCAGCCGCAAAGCCGTTTCCGTCCGTTGCCGCTACCGCGATCTCGTGTGCACCCGCCGGATAGTTGGCGTGCGTCAACAGCGTTGCCGCACCGCTCAGCGTAGGGATAGCATCCGCAGCAGCTCCGCCAAGCCGAACGTCATAGACCGGCGTAGCCCCATCGTTGCCGGAGCCGCTCGTGTCGTTCGCACCGAACCAGAAGTAGATCGTGTCTTCTAATGTTGCGTATTGGTGGCTCATGCGATCAGGGCTCCGTCAAACAGGTCGGCGCCAAGATTGGCTTTTTGGATCTGGTTCATAATCGCACCTACAGGAGGGGCTACCGCGGCCGGGAGCACCAACGGGCGCGGACGGAACATCGCGTAGGGGTCGGCATAGAGTTGTTGGATTTCTTCCGGCATAACGGCGCGGCCCCAGATGCCCGTGTTGATGAGTCTGCCATCCATCGAATCGACGGCAGCGCCGCTCGCACCATAGTTTCCCAACCGCCAAATCGTAAAAGGGCCAGCGAGGGCGGTAGGAACACCAAGCTGGACGGCATCACGATACAGAGTATACTTTGCCCCATCATGCTGGATAAAGTAATGGTGTAGTCCAGTCACAGCGAAAGCGAAGGTCTGGGTGCTTGTACCATTGGCGTCATTATACAGGTAATAGTAAGGCGAAGCAGAGCCGATCAGGATTCGCGTGTATTTTCCCGCTGTGAAATCGTAACCGAAGAGGCCACCCCAACTCACGTACAGCGAGTCGATGTCTGCCCAACATGAGAAAGCCCAAGGTTGTGTCCCCAGGGCAATGGGTGTTTCCAGTTCGATGTAATCGCCACTACCCTCTCCGGCGTGCTTAACACCCCACCCCATCTCCGTCAAACCCCACGCTGTTGCTGGGGGTATATTGGTGAGCGTGCCGTGGTTCTTCTTGCCTGGACTCCAATCGTGCAACGTCAAACCAGTTGGACCGAGCGAGGGCGACCACAAGCCGACACAATCTTTCCACAACCCTGGATTCGCAGACTCCGCCGCACAGGTAGCGAAACCTTCCTTGTAGGTCGGGACTACAATGTTTCGGCTCATGCCGCTGCCTGGATGTCGGGGATAACCGGGGTGACCGTGATGTGGGTCTCGTCCATTGCCACGGCTGTGTCTCGGAATTTACTGCTTGTGTTGTTCACGACGACCAGTACGCCGTAGCGATTCGGCACGTAGAACTTCCTGATCGCTGTATCAATATTCACCACTTGATTGAGCACCGTCATCGCACCGAGGTACATCAACTGCGGAAGCCCTGCTACAGCATACACTCCATCCGCCCCTGCGATGTTGCCGGGGTTGCCCGTTGCTGGCGTCACACTTGGTGACGGGGCCCAGTAGAAGTCGACCGTGCCCCCGGCATCTGGAGCAGCCTCCCATTCGATGCAAGCACCAAGCATCCATTGCTGTGGCCACGCAGCACCGAGGTCAGCAGTCTTGGTTGATTGCCTGGCAGCCGCCGCGGCAACGCCGGTTAGGTCGAGCTGTACCTTTGTGCCCGTACCAATCCGAATATCATTGGCTGCGGTCGTCGGAGGCCCCGCTCCAGCATTGGGAAAGTCCGTCGCATCAGCGAACAGAAGCCCAGTCGCGTGTACTTGGAGCACTTGTTGCGTTGCCATTACATCCTCACTTGCTCAATGTGCCCGGGATACACGAAGGCCAACCCAAGCTCTTCGCACCGATCAACCGTCTTCGTTTGCAACGCCACCAGGTTCGCTCGGGTAACGGTTCCCGCAACCCAAATGGCTGCAATCTGAGCCCGGATGTTCTCGTTGGAAACATCCACGTCACCAGCTACCAGAATTGCAATCCATGCGTCGCGTGCTACGGCAGAAAGAGCCACGTACTCTGTGCCGACGACGGCAGCTTGCAGTTTGCCGGCACTGATGGTCTCAACGTCTACTGCCCGATTCACGAGGTGCATATCGGCCGCCACTTCAGTAGCAGTCATGTCCGCGTACCCACGCCCAAGTGGGTCGAGCAGCACTTCGGGCCCGAGGATTGCGTTGTTCATTCACCCACCGCCTTTCTGTTCGTTCACCACTCCATCGGCTCGCCGCCGCCTACTTCGTCGCGTACCCCCGCCCGCTGCCACCGCACTTCGGGCACGGCACCTTGCGACCTTTCAGCTTCTTGCTTGGCACTACGCGACGACCGCCGCAGAGCCGGCACACCTGGTCCTTGCTTCGCATATCCGGTTCTCCAGTTGGCTGACGCGGTCCTCGTAAGAATGGTGCCGAAGCACCCATTGCCGGGCCCTATCTCCGATAATACGCCGCGTATTGACACTGTGCGCGTAATCCGTGACCAGTCGAAATAGATCCCCGTGTGTCTTGTAGGCCGCGTACTTCGTCTGGCCGTCCTGTCCTGGTAGCCCCGGCGACCACCGCCTGACATGGCACGCACCCATGCCAAGCACGAGCCAGAACTTGTCGCTCCAGTAGCCCGGTAAATCGGATCGCACCCCGCAGTCCACCACGACCGCAGCATCGCTCACCAGCCCCGGCAGCTTCTCCGGCGGAACGAACGGCACGTACTCGACGCCTTTGAGGCCACCGTAGTTGCCCTCCTGGACCGCCCATCCGACGCGGAGACCGGCGCCCACCATGGCCGCCACGTCCTCCCGCCGCTGCCTCCAGCGAGTCGTGCCGAGCACCAGGGCGTCCCATCGGGGATGCTCCCGGTGCTCGCACTCGCCGATCCAGTGCGGGCACGCCTGGTCGAACCACTCCGCGTTGACGCCCAGCTCGCGGTACTCGGCCAGTAGCGACCGCTCCTTGACCAGGGCCAGGTCGCACGACCGCAGTCCCCGCATGAGCGGCGTCTCGGCCATCTTCTGGCCGTCCCACTGGAACAAGAGCGGCTGCTCGGCCAGCGGCTTCGGCGCGAACGCCACTAGGTCGAACATCCACCCGACCCGGAAGCATCCGCTCCGCTGCCGCGGGCCGACGTGGTTCTGAAGCCACTTCGGCTCCCAGATCGACACGTCGGCCCACCGCTCGGCCTTGGCCACGTCGTCCGAGAACGCCGCGCACCGCACCTCGTGGCCCGTCCGCTCCAGGGCGGCTGCCACCCAGGTGTACTTGCCCCATCGCTGGTGATGCGCGGAGATGACGGCGAGCTTCATGCGTCGGCCTCCTCCATCTCTTCGATGCCGCGGCGCTTGCGGTACTCGGGCCATAGGCCCATGTTGAACCACTTCATCTCCTCGGCGGTCCGCGGCAGCGACCGGCTCCCGCCCACTCCGCCCATCGCGACCACCCGCTGCGACCACTCGGGGATGACCTTCGCCACGTCCTCGTCGGACAGCGTTAGTTGCCCCGTGTCCTTGTCTATCGCAAGCAGCGACTTCCAGTCCTGCACAACGCGGGCGAAAGATATCTCGTAGTCCTCCTCCATCTCGTCGACCGGGCGGATCGTGTGCGACCGCACGGCGCGCCGCATGTGCTCCAGCCACGTCGCCACTTGGACGTTCGTCAGCTTCAGCTCCTTCTCCCGGATCGGCCGAACTTCGTTAACGAATACGTCGCGGACCGGTGAGCTTTTGATGAGGCCGTCAATCTTGTCGAGTATCGGCCGGTTCTCCTCCCAGGCGAGCGGGTCGATCAGCCGGCCCATCTGCATGCCAATGTTCAGGATCACGTGCTGCCCCGGCACCTTCGGCATGTGGGAGGCGATCTTGCCGAGGTGCCCCCTGGCCCCGGGCGTCAGCTTCGTCAGGTCGTGCCGGCTCCGCAGACGCCGCTGTGGTCCGAAGTCGTTCTCGCACGGCGGGAACCCGAACCGCTCCCCCTTGGGGCAGTCGATCTCGATCACGAGGTCGTCTGCTTTGAAGTGCTTCGCCATAGTACGTTCCTTCCCTCGTTGTTGAACCCGGAACCAAAAAAACAGCCCGACGCCCGACTACACCGTCAGGCATCGGGCCCGCCGAGGGAAGGCGGTTCCGGAAAACACCCTCCCCGTCCTCTCGTGTTGAAGCCCGGCCCGCGAGGCATTGAGCCCCGCGGGCTACCAGGCTGAGATTTCGGTCATACCGCCAACGACTGGTCGAGGTCGGTGATCTTCATGCACGCTCCGGCCAGCGTCAGTTGTCCGCCGAACCGGGCCCGCAAGAGCAGCATCTTCTCGTTCTTCCGGAAGAGGGTGTAGCCCTCCGCCGTCTCGCGGAACTGGCTGCCGAGCCGGCGGATGAGCTGGTACTCGTTGAGGGCGCAGTACGCGGCCGAACCCTCGGAGACGTGCTCCTCGATCGCCACGTTATGATCCATCAGCGTGTAGTTCTCGTGATCCATGCCCGGCTTGAGCACGCGGCGGGCGTCCGAGGTGCCCACGGGCACCTGGCACATCCGCTTGTACATCAAGTCGGACGTCACGAACCGGGAGTTCCGCCCCGCCTTCTGGCGGCGGGCCTTCGTCAAACCGAAGATCAGCTCCTCGATGTCGTTGACGGTGATCGCCCCGGACGTCCCATTGCTGGAGCCCATGGTGTTCGTCCCCGACTTCGTGAAGATGCCCTCGGGCTCGGTCGTCCCGTCGCCGTTGGCGATCTGGTTGTCGAGCCACTCCCGCAGCCGCTCGCCCATCCGCATCGGCAGTTCGCGTCCGAAATTGATCGGCGTGTCGCTGAGCCAGTCCATGCCCAACTGGAGGCCAACCGAGCACGTGAAGATCGTCGTGTCGAGGTTGCCGATCAGGCCCGTGCAGTCGAACAGCGAGATGTTCGAGCCCTCCGCCGTGTTCGACGTGACCGAGATGGCCCCCGCCAGATAGGCCCCGTCGACGACGGCCCCGGCCGGCAGGTCCATGATCGACACGTACGGCACTAGCTCGCCGTTGAGGATCGGGTCCATGAAGAGCTGGTCGTCGAACGCCCGCGGCACGGCATACGACCCGCCGCTGGTCGTGTCGCTTAGAAGCGACACCTTGACGCCCCCGGGCATGCTGTCCAACCGCTGAGCCCCTTTCCAGGAGGGCACCAGCGGGGTCGGCTCGCCGCACACCCACTCCGCCTTGTCGAGGCAGTGCTGGACGAGCTGCCGCTCGTGGTCCGTCAGGTGCGGCGTGTCGGTCAGCTTCCCGCCCCCGAGGATGTTCCACTTCGCCCACGCCCCGCACATCGCCGCGTCCGCGTCGGAGATGTCGTAGAGCTGCCGGCAGTGGTTCTGGGCCACTCGCGCGTCCTTCGCCCCGTACATCACCGGCTGGCCAGCCAGCGGGTGGGGCCTGTCTCGGCCACCTGTGACAAGGCGGTCGGGGAACTTGGCGGCCTGCTTCGTGGACGAGTATCCATACGCCTCGATCGGCGACTTCATCCGGCCGGGGCCGCTCGGGGCCGCCCTGGCCGACGCCATGATCAGCTTGTCCGCGTCCGTCGGCTCCTCGGGCGGGCCGTCATCGACGGCCGTCGTCTCGGGCGCGGCCTCCAGCTTCTCCATCCGGTCGGCCAGCTTGCCCAGCGTCTCGTTGACCGGGCCCATCGCCTGCCCGACGGCCTTGCCGATCAGGTCGGCCGCGGCCTTCATGTCGGCGTCGGGTTCGGCCGGCTTCTCGACCGGCTCGCCCTGGCTCATCTTCTGGATCTGGCCCCACGTCAGGTCGCCCTTGGTGTGTGCCTCGACGACGGCGGCCTCGAACTGTGCGTCGTCCGCGTCCGCCGGCACGCCGAGGTGCTCGTTGGCGTAAGCCTTGAGCGTCTCGTTCATCGTGATCCCCTTTCATTTGGGGTGAAAGTTAGCGGCGGACCATGCCGCCGAGTCTACAGAGGGCCGCTACGAGCCCACATCTTCCACCGCCATTCCCCTCGGATGTTTGCTCAGGTGTATCGATTATGACATTGGCCGCTTTGAGCGCGGCGACAATCCCGTCAACTTCCGTAGCCTTGTCCTCCTCGTCCCCCCCCGCCGACTTCAGCACCGCGTCCAGGTCCGACATAACGCTCCGGGCCAGCGCCTTCGTCTCCCGATCAACGTCCCGCTTGCCGATCGCCTCCGCGTTGCCACGGGCATCTCGCAGCAGGCCCTCGTTGGCCTTGGACAAGGAGCGGCCGGACTTGATGTCGCTGAACACAGCCTGGGCGACCGGGGCCGTCTTCTCCGGCTGGTGGGCTGTCAAGTGCGATACCACCCGTTCCAGGTCCGTCCCGGCCAGCCCGCTCACCTGCCCCGCCCGGGCCTTGGCGTTGTTCACGCCGTTGATGCTCGCCTTGCCGGCGTTCGCGTGCCCCGGCGGGAAGTGATGCGGCAGCGATAAGTCGCCGAACGTCCCACCCCCGGCGTCCCATGCGAAGTGCTTGACGATCTTGGCCTTCTCGGTGGCCGATAGGTCGTCCCACTGCTTGTCGGTGAAGTCGGAGAGCGTCGGCTTTTTCCAGTCGCCCTTAACCGCCTCGCCGCCGCCCCCGGGCGGGTTGGGAGGGACCGACTTCTCAACGAGATCAACGGCCCTGCCCGGCCCTGGTCGCTCCATGCGGCGCATCTCTCCGCCGCACTCGGTACATTTCAGATCGCGGCAATGCTCATCCGTCTCGATGGTGTGACCGCAGTCCAGGCATTCACAGGTGTACACCTCACCGTCCGCATCCTTATCACCAGTCTTAATCAAGACGGTCTGGTCCGCACGCGGCACGACGTGCGCCCCGCCGCTCCGTTCGTCGTTCAGCAGCGCGGCGGGCTCTGGCAACGGATCGCCATCGACTTCTGCTGCCGCGTCCGGGACGGGCTCCGGTTCGGCCTCGCCGCCACCGCCCTCCCTGTCCGGGATCAGGGCCGGCTCGTCGCTAGGGTCTTCGTCGTCCGCCGTCTTCTCAAGCGTCGCCCCTTGCACCACCACCAGCCGCTCATCGTATAGCTTGCCGGCCCAGCCCTTCATCATCGGGGCGACCAGCTTCTCGCGAGAGAACGCCGTTATGAATGCGTCCACGTTGCTGGCCACCGCGACCACTGACCGCTCCATGATCTCGTAGCGGTGGATGTGCCACCCGACGAACTGCTCGTCCTTGTCCAGCATCTCCTCGTAGGCGGGGTCGTCCTCGTCCTCATTGTTGTCCGGCAGGAAGCCGTGGCTCATTCGCTTCAGGGCCCCGAAGTCGATCAGCGTCGCCACGTCCCGGGCAAGCAGCCCCAGCGGCGAGCCAGGATTCGGGGAGTTGACGATCGCCAGCTTCTCCGCGTACCGCTTCGCGTTGTGGACCGTCGACTTGAGGGGCCGGCCGATGATGCTGTCGTACATGTGGTTCAGGAGCAGCGGCCCGTCCATGTCCGGGCGGGCCCCCTGGCTGTCCAGGATGTCGCGGTCTCGGTCCTTCCGCGTGGCCGTGATCGTCGCCTCGAACGTCATCAGCGGCGTGCGGGGGTCGGGGTCGTCGGCCTCTTTCAGACGGCTGCCCTTGATGATCGTATCGGCGTCGCAGTAGACGGGCTGGCCCTCCGCCCGCTTGAGCGCCCGGTCGAACGCCTCCCGGTCCGTCGCGTATGCCTCCAACTGCCGAAGGTACGTCGACGCCCGGCCGATACCCCACCGGCCACCCTTGCGGTCCGTTAGACGCTTCAGGATCGCCTCAGCCGCGTGATCTTGCCGGGACATATTCAATCCCCTGCTTGCCGTGTTGCTTTTTCCACGCCTTGAACGAGTTCCGCTTGGCCCGCTCCTCGTCGGCCGCGATCTCGGCCCGCCGGCAGTCCGGGCACGGCGACACGTCGATCTTATCGCCGACCACGACCACCCGCTCCCCCGATCCGCCGCACGTCTCGCAGGCCATCCCCGCCACCAATAAAAAAGGGCCCCGATCGACTCGGCATTACTTGCCGCCGTCGAACGAAGCCCGGTGTTCCCGCTGTTCGTCCTATGTGCCCGATAAGATCAGTAGGCTGATCTTATCGCAATATACATCTTAACTTGTTGCCCTGTCGGGTGTTACAACCTGTTCAACCTTCGGCCGGACGGTTACCACCTGCCCGGCCTGCCACACGATCTCAATACCCGTGCGGCCGAAGAAGTCCGTCCCGGCAGCCGCCAGGTGGGCCCGGAACGCCTGCTCTGCCTGGCCTAGGAGGCTCGCAGTCTCGCCCGCCACGGCGTTGATCTTCGGGCCGAAATCGTGGCCCACGAGCCTGTCCATTACCGTCACTCTACCCGTCTGGTTTGGATGTGTCAACCGTTTTTCCGGCCTGAGCCGTGACTACGGACAGCCGATCGGTGGCTTGCCGAGCACGGCAAGTGTTTCGGAGTCGATCCCGTCTACCTTGGCCTTGACCTCGATCATGGCGTCGACCAAGGCGTTCCACTCGGTTGCCGTGGGCCTCTCGCCCGGCAACCGCTCAGGAAACGCTATGCCACGGATACTGCGCCTGCACGGATTCCTGCGGGCCGCGTTACACATGCAGCCTAGCTGGAACTCTTGCCGGCCGTGTGGACGCGGGCGCCTGGTTCGTCCGCTATGAAACAGGCCAATGACCGCCGCCGCGACTGACGCGGCGACACCGCCGAAGAATGAACGCCTAAGCATTGTCCTTCTCCCCTCGGTTAGAACGCAGACTGACTTGCCTTAGTCAATCGGGTCTGCAATAAACCGTATCACCGTCCTCGGAAAGCTCTACGCGTGCGCCCTGCATGGCCGCGCAGTCGACGTGCTTTGACCAGTATTTGATGTTCTCGCACTGCCGCCGGAGATTGTCGAACGTGGACAAGGCGTTTCGCCCATCCTTCTCCACCGCCTCCGCAGATCGTTCTATCGCGTCGGCCAACAGCTCGATTCGCCTACTCAACTCACTCATTGGCCTTCCCCCCTCGGTTAGAAAACAGAAACCGGAGTGCACCGGCAGCCGCATCGGAGATGAGGCGGCAGCGAATGGTGTCCCGGGTACGGCACCTTGTAGCCCGACACGTTGAACAAGCCGTCGGGCGAATCGGGGCCCGGAGCGACGACGCCATTCAATGCCCGATGCTCGGGCCGCAAGTACTGGTCGTCGGTCACGGTCCACCGCTTGCCTCGGATGAGCCCCTGCTGTAGTAGCTCATCTTGCTGAGCATTGTGCCCGGAATTAAGTAAACCTGTCGTGTTCCCTGTGTATAATTGGGCAGCGTTGAAGTATCCGTGAACCGTAGTAAGGTTGTAGACATGCCCAAACCAATTCGGGACGCAGACAAGATTCGAGACGCGGTCAATCTCTATGCGTCCGGCCTTAGTTGCCGAGAGGTTGCCGAGAAAACCGGAACCAGCGGACACTGGGTCCGCCGTAAGTGCCGAGAGGCTGGTGTCATGCGGTCGCGGTCTGAATCTGCGACTTCGTGGCAAGGTCTCGCCCCGGATATGGCCGATCGCGCCGTGACCATATACCGGTCCGGCAAGAGCTATCGCACCGTGGCTGGCATCTTGGGCGTTGGCCCCGACGCCGTACTTGGAGCGTTGCGGCGTGCCGGGGTCAAGTGCCGATCGTTGTCCGCCGCACGCCAGACACTTCTGGCCACGGGCTATCGCAGCAATACCAAAAACCTGCCTGAATTGATGATCGTTGCGGACTACGCTTCGGGTATCCAAGTTCGAGACATCTGCCTGAAATACGGTATCGCCAAAGGCACCGTGAGGCGACTTGTCTTGAAACACGGCGGCTGCATGCGAAGCTTCCCAGAATCCATGGCATCCATCGATCGGGAGGCCGCGAGCGAACGGTGCGCTGTGAACTGCCATTACAAGACATCTCGCGTCGGTTGGGGTGAGGATGCCGTCTACGGCGAACTCGTCAACCGCGGCAAATCTCCCGATCGACAGTATCCCGTCGGGACGAAGAACATCGACATTGCCCTCCTGCCCGTCGCCGTGGAAATCTGGCTCTCCGCTTCGTTCCCGAGCCGAGAAGATTACTGCCGAAAGCGAATCAAATATCTCTCCGATCGTGGCTGGACATGCCTTTACGTTCTGATCTCGCGACGGACGCGGCGGCTCGACGTTGGGCCGGTGTGCGATGAGATAATCCGATTCCGTCAGCTCGCACAGGGGCACCCATCCGCGAACCGTGAGCATTGGGTGATTCGGGGAACCGGTGAGTTCGCGGCCCGATTCGGTGACGACTTTGAACATCGGGCCCCGGTAGAATCGCCGGTAGGCTGCCGTGAGTACCGCCCCGTCAACCGGAGTGTCCCCAGCTAGGCACTCGGTCCGGTAGATGTTCGCCGACCTCGCCACCGTCGTCTGCGAGCCCAGCACCCCGTCCGTTACCCCGGGCACCGTCGGCGAGTCCCCGATCCGCACAATCATCTCGTACTCGCTCTCGCCAGCCGCGATCCCCTCGCTCATCGTCTTCGCCAACGCCTTCCGCGTCGTCTGGTTGATGTTCGGCGAGAAGTTCTGCGTCAGGATCGTGTCCAGCTCCGCCTGCATGGCGGCCTGGACCGCCGGCGACAGCTCCGATGCCTCGATGAACTGCTTGCTGCGATGCGGCGACAGCTCCCGCATAGCCCCGTCCAGGATGATCGACTCGCACGTCGGCCCGACCGCCGCGATCAGCCGCTCGTCCCAGTCCACCGAGTCGAACACCTCGGCCACGATCGCCTCGGCCGACACGCCCGCCAGCCCCGAGCCGGCCAGCTTGTGAAAACGCCTCTGCACTTCCTCCCGCTGGTCCTTGAAGAACTCCGTCACCACCACGTCCAGCCGCTTCTCGTGCTGCCCGTGGGCCTTCAGCCACGCCTGGGCCCGGCGGTCCTCCGGCGACTTGGCGGCGGCCAGTCCGGCAGTGGGCAGCGACTTGGCCGGCTCTACGGGCATGAGCACCTGCGTCGGCGGGGCGGCCATCGTGTCGCCGTCCGCGATCTCGCCGAGCCCAAGCAGCCCGGCCCGCAGCTCGTTGCGGTTGCAGCTCTGGTACTTCGCCAGCACCTCCCAATCCGCACGCCGCTCCTCCCGGTCGTCCGGCGTGTACGGCTCGACCCACATCACCAGCCGGTCACGGCCGTTCGAGAACCGCGGGGCGAACTTCTTCGACATCACCTTGCTGATCAGCTCCAGCCGGGGGTTGATCGTGAAGTCGCCGAAGTGCCGCCGAGCCTCCGCCGACGCCGCCCGGCTCGACGGCTCAGTGGCCCCCATCACGTACGGGTGGCTACCGATCCCCTGAGTGATCCGATCGTACGTCGACTTGCCACTATCGAGGAAATCCATCTCCTCCACCGTGTTACTTATCCTCTCCAACTTCTTGAACAGGGCGCTTAGCAATATCGGCGTCCCCGTCCGCTGTGCCCCGACCCACCGCTGGGCGATGGCTGTCTCCATCAATAGGTGCATGTGCTCCGGCAGCATCGGCGTACCGTCTTCCTCCTCCTCATCCGCGGGGTCGCCGGCGAAGATCGCGTATCGCGGGAACATACCATTCTCGAATAGGGCTTCCTGGGCAAGCTGGATCGACTCGTCCGTCCGCACGGCCCGATGCTGCGCCTCGACTGGCGACCTGGAACCTAGCAGGCTCGACGGATCGGGATAGTGATAGAGGATGATCTCGTGGCCGGGAACATCCTTGCTCTCCATCCCGCCGCCCGGGAAAACCTTCCAGCCAGAGAACAGCCCGCCCTCATGGTCCGGCACAACCCACGACGTGGGCAGCGGCCAGACGACGTGCCCCCCTTGGGTCCGACGCGCGCTCGTCTTCGTGTCCCACCAGTAGGCTCTCCCGGTCAAATCCATGTTGACGACCGTCAGCCACAATAGGTGCCAGTCGGTCATCACCGGGTTGGGGTCCTCCAGCAGGTCGAGGGCCCGGTGCGTCTCGTGGATCTCCAGATCGGGGGCCGAAGCCTTGAGATGCTTCGGTAGCAGAACCTCGCGGCCGTCGTTGGTCCGGGCCCAGAACGCCGTCTCCATCCCGTTGACCGGGCGGATGGACCGGATCGACCGGGCGGTCGCTCGGGACGAGTCCGGCTTCCGCAGCTTGGCAATACGGACGTCTTGCCCCGCCACGGTGTTCGCGATCGGCCTGATCGCCGCCTGAACCACGCCACGGAAGTGCAGGTAGTCGGACTCGGCGCCCAGGTCGCGGGCCATCGACGGTATGACGGGTCCCAGGGCCACGCCTCCCTCGGCGAGCCCGGTGCCTGCGACGGCGCGGAACTGGGCGACGCGTGCGCGGCTCTGGGACCTGAGATTGCTGGCACGCTCGGCGGCTGCGACGGTCATTACGTTCGCCTCCTGGGCTGGGCCACCATTCCCCCGAACGCTTCGCATGCGTTGAGCACCGCCGTGTGGGCCCCGAACATAGCCATCACGTTCTCGTGGGCCGTCTGGAACGCCTCGACCTCGGCCGTACGGGCCGCTACCTGGGCCTCAGCTTCGGCCAGCTCGGCGCGCAGCCGGCGAACCTCGACCGCCGCGTCCTCTTCGGCCAGGACCAGCTGGCCCTCCAGCCTGACGATCCGGCCCCGCAGCACCTTGGCCTCGGCCCGCAGCCGACGCTCCTCGGCGGACGACCGGCATTTGCCCAACCGCCGGGCAATCCACCCCGTCACGACCGCCCACAGGCCCCAACATCTTCCCTCGATAGTCCGGACGGCTCGCCACATGATATGGTATAATGACAGGTGTCGAAGCGGTTGTCAACCTCGGGCGGCAGTCCCGCCCCCCCAGAATGGAGGATTGAAGATGAATTAGTGCCGTTGCGACCAAGCCCCCGGCGGCGTGGACAGCAACACGCCCGAATAGAAGTAGCGTCATAAGCTGGCCCGCAGAATCCGACAAGAGCCAGTACGAGACTACCTGCTTGCGCCCCAAGTGCCTCGGAGGATCAAGGGGAAGCCGGTGCAATTCCGACTCGGGGGCTTTTCTTATCCGTACACGCCAGGCCGGACACGCGAGAAAGTGCAGCCAGGGTCCGGCTGAAGGTGGCTGTCATCAAGCTGGCACGGTGCGCAGTGCCCGCCCTGGACGACGGCGACGGCAAGCAGCCAGCCAAATAGTCGTCCTTTTGCACTCCACCAAGCCCCCGGCGGCGTTGACAGTGAAACGCACGCAACTCCCAGCCTACCGAGAGGACAACGTGTACGAGGCCTCGCAAGGGCTCACGACATGGCGGCGAGCGCACCGCTACGCGGTCGGCAGTGGGAAACCGCAGGCATTGCGTCCTGCCGGAAGCCGGTGCAATTCCGGTCCGGGGGCTTTTTCACCAATCCAGCGGCGACCGTTAAGTATCCTAGGTAGCGTCCGTCAAACGGCCCACGAAATCCTGGTCAGGGGTCGGCCTATGACTTGTGTCCGAAGGGACGGAAAGTCAGGTGCGGAATGGGTGACGGTCGCCGTTGTTTCAATCCAGCGGCGGGTCGTCACACGGCCATGGGCGGGGACGTCATGTTTGGATTTGGCCGACGCGTCTCACGACGGTCGGCCCGCCGCGTTTTTCTCGCAGCCACAGGGAGCGGACGAATGAAAGATCTTGTACAGATTATCAGCGACAATCCAGGATGCGTTGCCATTATCGACAACGATAGCTGGTGCCTACGGAAAGACCCGCCCTTGCCGCCAGATTTCGACAAGTGGTCATGGGATGAGCAAAACAAGTGGAACAATCAACAAGAGTTAGCCCATTCTGACGAGGAGCTGAAACCCTTGGGAGGGTTCGGCGGCGGTTGCTATGGCGGCGACATTCTACAGGCGCTGGCCAACATTGTCGGAATCCGTGTGGAGAGTGTGTGACGTGGTGACACCCGACCGGGGCCACTGATAGCCGGGCACGTGATCCGGCGCCGCGTGGCGGGCGTACAACTTTTCCAGGTTCTCCGTCCGCTGCGCTTTTTATCTCACTGACACGTCGAGGGAGAGAAGCATGTCCAAAGCTGTTGTCGTCTGCCCTGAGTGCGGGGCTGGACTCGTCAACCTCGTCAGCGGGGCCCTTTGCCCCAACGGCTGCCACGGGGTCTTGCAGCCCAAGTTGTCCGCCGAGGCTAACCGGGCCAACGTCCGGGCCTACCAGATCGCCCAGTTGCCCAGGGCCGTACACATGGTCGGCTGGCGTGACAAAAAGGGCGGCTTCGCCGACTGCCGGATGTACGTCCTCGTCGGCGGCGATGCTGGCCGCCTCGTCTACCGTCGTGTGCCCCGTATGTCGCAGTCGCTCAACAAGTGCCCCGAGGACCATCTGCTCGCTAGCCTGGACGGCCGGGCGATCGAACTGATTCCGTTTGTCACCCACCCGTTCGGCATCGCGGCGCCCTGCGAGATGGTGCTGCAACTGATCCCGCTGTCCGAAGAGAAAAAGGGGGACTGACATGCCGGTCCGATGGTGTCCGAAGTGCGGAGGTAGCCGGTATGGTCCTGGCTCTGGCCGCGTGCCCAATCCGAACCGCCGCTGGTGGCAGTTCTGGAAGACGATCATGTGCCCGGCGTGCGGGGGGACGGGATACATGAAGCCGCCAGGGCCGCCGCCCAAAGCCCCTTCACCGCCACCGCCCCGGGATTATGATAGGGCGCCACGCTACCGATACGGACCGCCAAGAGAAAGGCCAACGCCGAAGCCGCGGCCGAAGCCGCAAGCGTGCGATAGCGGCACCCCAATCCCTGACGAATTGCAGGCCCCGCTTGACTTCATCCTGAAACGGATGCCGATGTGGCCCCACCCGGATATTCGCGTGGCAGTGGCCCCGGATGGCCGCATCACGTTCCGTTCGCTTACCGATCTGGATGCGTACGTCGAGCTGCAAACGAGGAGGGCGAGCCTTCCACCGAATGTGGCAGCCAGCAAGGGCAGCGTACCCGACATGCCGGAGCCGCCACCGCCGCCACCCAGAAATCCACTGGCGGAGGTGGGTGCGACCGCAGATGAAGTAGCCAAGACATGCAAGAGATTGGCCGAAGCCGGCAAGGTAGGAAGCGAGGCGGGTGAGCGATTACGAGAAGCGATGGAACCCCCGCCGCCACCGGCCCCCCCTCCACGGCGCCGCACCTGCGACGGGAGCGGCAAGCCGCCGCCGAAACCGTAGCCCCTACCGACGGGGGGCGTTGCTGGTATTTCTGCGTTTTCCGTCGCAATGCCCCCCAGTGGCACTAGCCCACCACCTAATCCCGAGGATCGACCATGACCGTAATCCGCACGACGCACCAATGCGACTGGCCCGGCTGTTGCAACTCGATTGACGAGACCTGCCCGGGCGAACTCTCCGAACGCGGCTGGGAATCGCGTTGCGATGGCAGATACATCGTCTGCGACGTACACCGATGGCATAGCGTGGAAGACCGACCATTTCTTCAACCTCGGCTTGAGCAAAGTGTATATCTGTGAATCTTGCGCCAACGCCATCACGGCTCAACAAGTAGCGCGGCTCACGAAGCAATCTGCTAGCCCATGATCCGCTTCCACGCCTTCGTCCAGCGGTGTCGACTATGAATATCATGGCTCGCTGTAGCTGTCTTATTGGATATCACGACTTTCCTGATCAACAGGATTTCTGCACGCATCTAGGGCATCCCACCTTCGGAGCACACAGCCGACATTATGTGTGTCGCCAGTGCGGGGCGATGAAGACCACGCCGCTTGGGCACGGCGAGCCTTATATCATGTCCGCCTCAAAGGCAATGCGGGTAATTTATCTGTGGGATATTATTCGGCATAAGCATCGGTGCGTAGCTGGTTGGCGTGGGATGGTTGTGGCTAATATTCCGTCAACCGTTAGGCTTGATGATGTGAAGATTAGCTGGGATGCTAGCCCCCCATGATCCGCTTCCACGCCTTTGTCTTCGTCACGTCGTAGTTCGGGTCCGCCGACTCCAACGCCCTGACGCGACGCTCCGCCCTGGCGCGGGTTCGCATCCGCCAGACGGCGAGGCAAAGCGCGTCCGATCTATCCGGTGAGTGCCCCAGTATCTCCCGAAGGCACAGCCCCGACGTCTGCCCGGCCTTGCGGCCCTTGGGGGGTAAGAACATCTTGCCCTCGCCGTCCGTCATACGGGGGATCAGCGACAGCTCGTCAATCAAGGCGTCGACCTCGGCCCGCAACGCGGCGTTCGGCGGCAAGGTGAACGCTCTATGCCACCGCCGCTTGCCGTCCCCTGTCTCGACAGACAGCCACTTCCTGGCTACCTCCGGGCTCTTCGGATCGGACGGGTCCTCTAGCTCCAATCCGGGGTCAACCTGCTTCCGAAGCTCGCCGTAGAGGCAGGCCCGGAAGTTGACGTACTCGCTCTTGAGCCGCTTGGGCACCGCCTGGCCGAACTGGATCGCCTGGGCTCGCCTCCCCATCTTCCGCAGCGGGGCTACGATCGCCGACAAGCCGCTGCCGGCCTTGTCGACGGCGATGTTCTCCCAGGGAACGTCCCACGTGTCCTGCATCTCGCACGTGATCTCCAGCAACCGGCTGGTCCGCGGCAGCCCGTCGCTGTCCCTCGGAATGCCCGACCCGCTCAGCGTCCGCATACCGCATACTCCGAGCTGATCCACCACGGTCCAGCACGCCATGTCGCCGCCGCCCTCGAACGAGTCGACGCCCATGTATTTGGGCAGCGTAGCCCGATGCTCCCGGTCGATCATGTGCCAGGCGTCCCGGCCGTACTGAAGCCACCCCCTCGGGACAATCACCTGCTCCGCGAGGTTCTCGGGGAGCTGCCCGTGCAGGCAGGCGGACACCCAGTATTCCGGGTTCTCCTTGAGCCGGTGGCAGTAGCTCGGATAGGTCATCAGCCCCGCTATCACCGGCGGGGGGCACGGCCCGACCCGCCCGCCCTTGTCCCAGGCGATGCCGCGGGCCACGTTGGGCGACTGGCGGGCGTCGATCCGGATGATCAGGCGCCGGTACTTGCCGGGCCGGAACTCGTCCTCCTGGGACTTGCCGCGGATGATGTCCGCGTAGTAGCCCGATAGCTTCAGCGGGTTGCCGATGGACACGATCCGGTGGGCGATGCCCTCAATCGCCCGGCACTGCTCGCTCGCTACGCCGGATGACTCGTCGATCACCACGAGGATGGTCGGGTGGTCCTCGTCGCCCGGCAGGTGCGTGCCCATCAGGTTCTCGACCTGCCGCACGGCCAGGAACTTGATCCAGTCGTCCTCGTACGGGCGGCCGTCAGGCTTGAGCCGGCGGATCAGGAGGTGCTTCTGGTCTATCCCGAGCGGCTGCCTTGCCTCGCGGATCGCCCGTCCGAACTCGCCCCAGATGGCCTGTTTCATCTGGCCGAGGCTCGTGGACGTGCAGATGACCTTGCATGGCCACCGTGTGCAGTAGAACCATAGGGCGGCGCGGGCGGAGATCCAGTCCTTCCCGGACTCCAGGCACGACGACACCGCCGTCATGTAGTTGTCGCGCGTCGAGAGCAGGATCTCCCGCTGCTTCATCCACATATCGCAGGAGTCGGGCCAGACGAAGGCGAAGAATGCCTCGGGATCGTCTACCCACCTCTGGAGTATGCTCGCGGGGCCGTCAATCGCTCGCCTCCCTCGGGTCGACGCACCGCAGCGCGACCATCCCGCCCGGCAACGATCGCCGCGTTACGTGGAGCCCCCGATAGGACGCACGCAAGGCTGTTGTGGTCGCTTGCCTGGCGGTCATCGTCCGCTCCTGTCCGTCCAGTAGGCGATTCACCTCGGCCGTGCTAGTGCGCGGAGCCCGCTTCGCCCGGTCATACTGCCCAACGGGGCGCTTCTGGATTCCACGGAGCACATAAGCAGCGGTGGTAATGCAGCTCGTCCCGAGAATCTCCACCGCAACCTCAGTCAGCGACATGCCGGAGCGGTACGCTTTGCCTGCTCTATACCGTTGGTAGAATCGCTTCTGTCGTCGGTAGTTCACCCGCCATTGCTCGCGTTCTCGATGGTTCAGCCGGACCATAGGGTTATGCCTTGGTCCGCTCTTCCGGCTTGGCTCGCCAGCCCTCTTTAGGATTTGCCGAACTCGTTCTTGCGTAATGCCGAGCTGTTGGCCGACTTCTCGCATCGTGAGCGGCTGGCGGTACAGGGCGACTGCGGGATGGTTGGTGAAGTCCTTCCGACTCGCTACGTATGCACACCGCCGGCAGCGTTTTGATTCAGGGGATTTCCGAGCACCGCACTCAGGGCAGGTTGGACGGTGATCACTGGGGCGCAAACCCTTGTTACGTCTTTTCACGTCCTCCGCCCACTGGCGGCATTTGCGGCAGAGCCCGGTCGTCGAGTGCGTCTGGTGCACGCCGCACCGCTCACACACTTTTCGCGCGTCGCTGTAGCTCACCCCGGCATACTCAGCAGCCAATCTCGGCTGCACGCCCAGCGCCCGATACCCAAGATATAGCCGCTTCCCCCGCTTGAGCTGCATCATCCCCTCCCCATAAACGGCCCCGGCCCGATCGTCACGTCATACGACGACGGCTCGCAGTACGGGCAGTCGTCGTCCCCGTCGTCATCGTCGTCCCCGCCAAGCCCGATGGTCACGCGAATGCTATCGTCTATCGCGTACACTTCGATGACGTCCTCGGGCCTCACGTCCTCCATGAGTATCTTGCTCGCGGTCACTTCGATCCGCATGCGTGGTCCTCCCCGTCTTGTGATCCCCCAATCCCGTCAAGGCGGCCGGCGATACCCTCTAGCCGCTCGCACCACACCGTCGTGTCTCGCGGTATACCTTCGTAGCGAATCACATGAGCCAGCTCCCGCAACCTGTCGCCGTCAGTCGGATTCCCCATCACCGCCTCCCTCGTTGAGTTCCCCGTTGCCCCCGCCCTCCGGCCCCGGCAGCATCGGCACCCCGTCCGGCCCCCGGACCATCACCTGCCCGTCCTCCGAGATGATCGTCGGCATCGCGTTGCCGTGCTCCTGGACGTGCTGCACCAGCGCGAAGACGGCCGCGATCTGCGTGCCGCCGCCCACCGGCGCCTCCTGCGGCACGGGCTTGTATAGCCCGAATAGCCGGCAGTGCATGTCGATCCCGCGGAACGCCTTGTCGAGGTACGCCGTATCGCCGCACCGTTCCGTCAGCTCCGTGCGAGTCTTCGTGACCGGCCAGTCCTCCGGCTTCACGCCCGCCTCGGCCTCCAGTTCCTGGATCACCTTCCGCAACGGCTGCTTGGATCGCTTGTATTCCTCCAGGCACTCGTCTACTAGCTTGCGGACCTCGGCGTCCGCCTGGGCCCTTGCCGCTTCGACGGCCTCGGGGACCGCCTTCCGCCATTGGGCCTTGGCCTCGTTGAAGTAGCTGGTGATCGTCGCGGGGTGCAGGCCCAACTGCCTGGCGATCTGCCTGTGGTTCAGGCCGAGGTCGCGTTCCAGCCGGACGGCCTCCGCGATGTTGGCCTGCCGCCGCTCCATGGCCCGGCGTATCTTGCCGTTGGGGGGTCGGTGCTTGGCCATTCAGGGGTGCTCCTACTCTTGGGGGGGCTACACATCCATGCCGGCTACTTCAGCTAAGTCCAAGCCGAGCACTTCCTTGTAGCTTTCCTTCCACCGCACTTTAGGTTCGTCTCTCAACGCTGTGTACACCCGCTGAATAGCTTCGTCGGTTTGTCCCGCTTCAATCCGCCGCAACTCTGTTTCGCTGGTATCTGGGATACACCGGCTCCGAAGCTGGTTCAGCTTGCCAATCCAAATCGTATCGCTAATGTACGACTCTACTGTACGGAAGAGATTAACCGCCTTGTCCGCGTCAAGCAGCGGCTCACACGAAACCGAGGTGGCATAGCCCTGTTTATGGGCGTATCGCAGACTGGCAAACCGTTCCTCGAACGTCGGGGCACCCGGCTCCCAATACGCCAAGATTGATTCGTCCATTGCCCCGATCGTGAAACGGAACAGGATCAATTCGCGGAACATCCGCGTCTCCCGACAGATTGCTTGGATACACTCTAGGTGCGGCTTGCTGACGATCAGCAGCTCATTGCCCGCCCGGAGGTGCTTGTGGATCACCCCAAGACATGGTCCGAGGTGCTCTGGCGTGATGTCGTGAGTGGTCGGAAACATCACCCGGCCGTTGACCGGCTTGCGATGTTTGCGTACCTGCGCCACCCGAATGCGATTGTACGACTCGCCCCACTCTTCGTAGCTGCCAATCTGTCGCCGCCGCATGGCGTTGGCCCGAGCGTAACAGTAGCGACATTTGTGCGTGCAGCCGAGAACGATGTTGTCGGACTCGACCGACCATTCCCGCGTGCCACTAATTCTGGTAGACTTGTCGCTAGACATGCGGTACCTCCTAGTTAGGTTCCGGGTGTTCAGAACGGCCCGGGGTTGCCGCCTCGCGGCCGTTCGCTTTGGGTTCCAACCTTACCCCGATATATCGAGCACTCAGGTTTGCCAAGCTGTTCGGGTGGCCGAGGCTTGGCACATACGTCGCCTCCATCATCTCTATTATTTCAACCAGGTCGCAAACCCCTGTCAAGACGTAACTTACGGCCATTTCCGCAATATGCGACATGATTGTCCGTGGTACTTTCAGCCCCCCCAATCCTAGGGCTTGCTTCTCGTAAGCCGACAGATTCACGCCCATCATTCCGCCGTATCCCCGAGTCAAAAACACCGTCGTGGGCCGGGTGATATTCGGCAGCATGGCCTCCCAGTGCTTCCAGGGACCCCCGTAGGTATCGATATCCACCACATTCTGGGGCCAGCCCGGCTGGGCCAGTGCCCGCGCAGAATCCAGCTTGAGTCGGCCCGGCTTCACCTTGACATCAAGCCCCCAATAGGTGGCAACAAAAAATTCACTCCGTAAGTGCTTCCAAATCACTCCGTCCCCCTGGCAGCAGTCGATCACGTCCGGCGGCTCAGGATGGTATTTTGACAGAAAGTATCGACGTAATTCCAGCTTCGCTTCCAGATTCAGATTGTCGGTTTTCTTAGCCATCGTTTGCTGTCGTCTCCAGCACAACGCCCTCCATGCCCGCCAAGCCGTCGATCATCTCGGCAATCTCGCCGAAGCGGACCATGGGCAAGCCGATCAGCACCCATGTCATTCGTGGCGGTGCCTTCGTCGGCAACTGTTTCAATTCCACTTCGGCTGCCTTCAACACCTCCGCGTCCCCGAACCCCGTCGCTGCCAGCAGCTCCGCGTCGCCCTGCATGGACCGCAGCAGGGCCGCCAGGCCGGGCTCGTCCCACGAGGCGAGGATGGCACTCTGGTTGTCGGCGACGCCGTACGCCGCGGCTTCAGCGCCCTCCAGGTCGGACCACCGTACCTCGATGTGCGTCCAGCCTAGGTCGCACGCCGCCTGCCACGTGCCGCTCCCGGCATGAATGACCCCGTCCTGCGTCACGACAATCGGCTTCTGCTGATCCCACCGAGTCAGGCTCCGCTTGATGGCGTCAATGTTCTCGGGGCTGTGCAGCCGCACGTTAGCCGGGTCCGGCCCTACCGTGTCGATGGGCACGCTTTCTACCACGCCTGGCTCTGGCATCGCTTCAATTCCCCGCTTGCTTCATCGCCTCGTGCCCCTCCGGCGCCCCGTAGAACCAGAGCAGGTCAACGTGGCACGATTCGCCGTCCCACGGATCGATCGATGTATAGTAGCCGCGGGGCCTGCAAACCACGATGAGCTTCTCCGCCGTGACGAATGGGCCCCACGAGGACAACCGCCGGTATCCGCCGTCCAGCGGGCCGCCTTGGAAATGGATGACGACAGTCATGGCCGTTTCCCCTCGATCAGTTTCACGGCTGCAGCCACGTGCTCGCGGAACTCCCCCCGGCCTGCGCCAAACGACACGTCACTGGCCACCGCCACCAGGGCCAGCATAACGTGCGACGTGGCTTCCAGCAACGATTTCCCGTAGAGGTATCCGCCGACCTCGCGGTCCGCCGCGAGATACTCGTCTATCTCTTCAGCCGTCGCCCGTATTTCCCGGGCCTCAGCCGCCCACGCCGTCTGCTGGGCCAGGTCTCGCCGATCGGCGAACTTCGACTCCGCCTTCCGCAGCCGACGGATGAGACTCTTCAGCGTCCGTCTGGCCGTCCGCTCGTCAGGCGTCATCACTCTTGCCCTCCTGTCTACGGATCGCGTCGTAGATCTCGCGGCGGTGGACCGGCACTTCTTTCGGGGCGTCGATGCCGAGACGCACAACTTCGCCCCGGATCTCCACGACGGCGATCATGATGTCGTCGCCGATCACGATTTGCTCGTTCTTTTTCCTTGACAGCACCAACATCTCTAGTCCTCCTTGATAGTGAAACACCGCCCCTATTATAGCACACGCCGGCCGATCCGACGAAGGTACTCCTGCTGCACGCCTCGTCGTTCAGCTCATAAGATCGCTTCCTGCGGGCAGTCGTCCCGGTGCGCCGAATGCGAT